GTCATTTGCGGGCATGACATCATGCTGCACAGGCCCGAGGACGACTGGCCTTGCGATGTCTGTTCTTGCCCTGGATACAGTGATGGCGATGTCGAATTTACGGAGCGGACATGCTTTCAATAACCCCACAGAATAGGGAGAAAGTTCCAGATGAGCCGAAGCCGGATTCCATCGGTTAGAACCAACACCGTCGAGGAGGTGAGTAACGAAGACACTGAGTTCTCTATATCCACCGCCATGGATGAACAATTAACCGACCGGTATTGCCGGTGGTGGTGCCGAACGGGGCGGGAGCGTCGGCGATGTTTTGTTCGGTGAACGGATTGCCGATGTTTTGCCGGGTACGGTCGAGATAAGGGACATAAGGCAATGAACTGTCCGGATTGCGGGTCATGCCGGGTGAAGGTGACCGACACCAAACGCCCGTCGACGGTCGAAAAGAGTCGGACGTCCGACCTGGAGAGATTGCTCGGTAGTCACAACGGAGTGGCCCGGCGCCGGCGTTGTGAAGGTTGCGGCAACATGTGGACCACACTGGAGCTGGCTGTGGAAGTGCCACCGGCAACCTACAGTAGCCAGTACAAGAAAGGGTATGACTCGCGACGGAAGCAGTGGAGACCACATGTTTGAACGGTTTGAGAGATGTCCGGGTTGTGAGTCGACGTACTGTGCGATACCGGTGGATGGGCCGGACCACGCCACGGTTCTCTGTTTGGGGGAGAGGCCGGGTCAGGACGAGGAGCGAGCAGCAAGATCGGGAGTAGGCCGGTGTTTCATTGGGCAGGCCGGAATGGAATTCAATGACAATTATCTACATCTTGCTGGGTTGGACAGGGATAGGGTTCGGGTTGGCAACGTTGTACGGTGTGGCAAGGATCAGAATCGAACACCGACTCAAGACGAGATTAGAAGGTGCTCCGAATGGTTCCTGCCTGGAGAATTGGATCGTGGCCCGAGTGTGGTTGTTCTTATGGGGGCAAGCGCATGTCGACTGGTGCCGGATATCGAGCTGGACCGGGACCATGGAAGGCCACGATGGGGAGAGATATTCGATTGGGAAGGTTGGGTCGTACCGATGTACCATCCCGCGCGAGGGTTACATGATACCGGGTGGATCGGCCCGATGATCGAGGATTGGGAAAATCTGGGTGAGTGGTTGCAGAAGGACGAGTGGGTGTGGCCGGAGGACGAGTATCCCAACCCGGATTATCGATTGTGCGAAGCGCCGGAGGATTTGGATCGGTACTTCATCAACCATGGCGCGTCGATGAACGAGGCGTCGATGAACGAGGCTGTTGTTTCCAGGCCACTGCTGGGAGTGGACACCGAATCCGACAACGGTACTCCATACAGCATCCAGATCAGTTCGAAACCGGGGACCGCACGTATGGTGCTGGCCAGCAACCGGCAATTGCTGCAGCAACTAGGTTGGCATATCAGCCAGTACATGTGGGTCTACCACCAAGCTGGGGCGGACATGTGGATCGAGAAGCCACTGATGATGCCGGGCCACGTCTTCCAGGATACGATGCGTGAGGCGTACAACCTACATTTACCGCAAGGGTTGAAAGAGCTGTCGTTTAGACAGTTCGGCACACGAATGCAGTCGTGGGAAGATCTGGTGACAGGGCCGTCACGGCAAGCGTTAACGGGGTGGCTGGTCGAGCGGATTATGGAAGAACAAGACCGTCCGATCGTCCAGGAAGTTCAGTTAAAAACGAAAGTGAAACGTGTGTCTAAGCCGAACTCCTGGGAAAAGATGTACCAGCATGCGTTGAAGCACATGGAGTCGGACAGTTATGACCCGTGGAAGTACCTGGACGAGAGACTGGATGCGCGTGTGACGATGCCACGGAAAAGTATTGTTCATGCACCAATCGAGGATCAGGTCCGGTACGCGTGTAGAGATGCGGATTTGACGTTACGGAATGCGTTGAAGTTTGAAGAGATCCGACGGTCAATAGTAGCTGGGGGTGGCCAGTGGTACGTCGACCCCAGTGATTGGGATAGGTAGCGATGGCGTTATTTGGCGGGGTGACAATGCCGGGGAGGCCTGACCCTGAGAACGTCAGGAAGTTGGATCTGTTACCTGTCCCGTTAACGATGCGGATGGAACGGGTCGGGTTCGCCATCGACATACCGTACCTCCATGAATTGGAGCTGCAGTTGGACCGCGAGATGAAAACGTTACGCGAGGAAATCTGTAGTTACATTCCCGAGGAGAAATTGGACGAGTTTATTGGGAGGTCGAAACTCGATGACGATGATTACCTGCCGATGAACGTCAATTCAAGGGATCAGTTGTCGGTGCTGTTGTTTGACGTGCTGGGGGTGGGGTCGGGCCGGAAGTTGAAGATGACCAAGTCCGGCACCAGGGTCAGTACAGGCAAGAAGCAACTGGAATCGTTGAAACGCGGTAGTAGGGTGGTTCAAGCAAGTTTGGACTACGCGGAGAGATTCAAATTAAAGAACACGTACGCGGTTAAAATGCCGCAGGCGGCGAAACTCCACCCACGAGGTAACGATTGTCCGGTTTGTGAGTTGAGTCACGTAGAGTCTACGTTACGTGTCCATACCACTCTGTTGGACACACGTACAGACACAGGCAGGTACGCCAGTAAAAATCCCAACCTCCAGAATTTGCCAGTGCGTACGGCACTTGGCAGGGCTGTACGTGCAGGATTCGTGGCAAGTCCGGGCAAGCTTCTGGTATCTAGTGATTACAGTCAGGAAGAGATGCGTATTGGTGCTCATTATAGTCAGGACCCGGCCCTGATGGAGATCTTTCGGAAAGGTTTGGACCCACACCTCGTGACAGCAATGAAGGTGTTCAAATTGACAGACGCCGACATACCGTCCAAAAAGGATGAATCAGCGTGCAACGAGTTCAAACTCAGTTACAGGGACCCCAGTCGGCACTTGAACTTCGGCATATTTTACGGGTTGTCACCGATGGGGCTGGCGGATCAGGTGGCGGTAACCTACGCTACCGCGGGTAGAGAGTTGCCCGACGAGATTAACGAAGAGTGGGCCGAAAAAGTGATCGAGGATTGGTACGACGCGTATGAAGGTGTCAAAACTTACATCGAGCAACAACATTATCGTGCAAGACGCTATGGGATTGTGTGGACCCTTTTCGGAAGAGTACGTCGGGTGCCTGAGACTCGTTCTGTACATTCGAGAGTACACGCAGCCGGACTACGACAGTCTGGCAATACTCCGATCCAGGGGACTGGCGCCGACATTATGCGACTCACCATGGGGGCCATGGCCGCCCATCCAGAGATTGCTCAGTTACAGGATTCAGGGGTACACGTGGAACCAGTGCTCACGATCCACGATGATTTGATCTACGAGGTGGACGAGGATTACGCGTCGATGGTGGGGATGATTCTACAGGAGGTGGAGAGGGAATTGTTGAGGGACAAGGACACGGGAGAGTACTTGTTTAGGGTTCCGTTAGAGGCGGATGCGAAAATCATGACGAGGTGGCAAAAGTAATGGACATCGAGATCTGGAGTGAGAAACATGGACCATGCCGAGTGTGGCTGGCACTACGTTTGAAGGCACTTAAAAGTAAGTGGCCACACTTGAAGTTTCAGTCCGCACCTTTCACTCAGGCGCCGACGTCGGGTAGTTACCCGGTTTACGTGTCCTATCTGGTGGCGCCGTTCGTGTACGAATCCGGGTCGGGCGAGTACCTACGACGTGACATGAGTGACGCCAGGGTGCCAATCATGATGACCAAGGACGAAATGAGCGGCGGCCGGAAGCTGGCGATTTATGAACAACGGAAACTGGAAGCGGTACACGCACTGTTTGACATGATCGAAACGAACAAGATACCACGTGGTGGAGATAGGTGGTCAGAGGCAACGTACTGGGGAACATTGGCGGATCTGTTTCCCGACAACACAGAGCAATTTCCCAATAAAAAGATAGAAAGGCGGACAAATGGCGAAATCAGAACCGAAACCGAAAACTGAAAGAAAGAATCTACCGGACGTGCTGGATTGTCTGGAAGATTCCAAGGATGACATGCAACGGGCGATCCGCTGTTTGGAACGTGCCCACCAGATCAAACTGATACTGGGTAGTGAACGGGACAAACGAACAGGTAAACCCGAGTATGGCGACAAAAACTACGGGTTACTTGCGGAGCTGGAAGATCTGAAAGACGAGTTGAAAATGATTCAGGTCGCTAACGATTTGGAAGGGTTGAGGCACGGCCGGTTAGGGTCGGCCAGTATCGAGATGGACGGCAGACAGTATTTAGATCCGAAGTTGTTGATGGAAGCCGGAGTGACCGCCGCACAGATCGTCAAAGGGACCAAGCAAGGGGATAGCTATTATCAGACGACGCTATGGGAGATCAAGTCGGCCTAACGAACCCGCCGTGCGCGGATCTGACCGTACGCTTTCAGGAAACTGATCGTGAAATTGCCCTGAGCCACCAAGTATGCCGTGAACGGTCCAGCCGTGTTGATACGCAAGATCGGAGTTGGTATAGCTGGATCGGTCAACCCACCAGGAACGACGGCCGGGGTCTCGATGATGGCGACTGAGTCCCGGCCGCCGATCACTGTCGATACTGTCGATATCCCCACGATCAGAATGGTGTAGCTGGTTGATGGGTCAAAGTTGAAACTGGCAACACCGGACACGTCCCAATCGCCTGCCGTTAGAGAGATGCTGACCACGTTGGCAGGGGTGCCGTTGGAAAGCGAGATGGCACTACCTAACGCGATCTGGGCCGAAACGTATTCGCCGACATCACCGGCTGCGGCGTTGCTGGCGTCAGTAATACCGGGGATTGAAGCGGTAAACCCGGTGGCTCCGAACGAGTTCATGAACTTGCGGATGTAGGGGCCGCTCGACGTGTTGCTGTAATCAGCCCCAGCGTTACCGTAACTGTGATTGTGGGCAACAAGGATCGTGCCGGTAGTGCCGGAAGTGCCAGTCAGGGCCAGACCGACCCAGTTGTTGTAGGTGATGTTGCCGGTGACAGTGCCGTGACTGGTAGTACCGGCCATCTCGATACCACTGGGGCCGGAACCCACAAGGGCTCCGACAACGGTGTTATTAGCAACAGTGAACCGTGTGGTGTTGGTGAGCAGAATCCCGTCACCGAGAGCCCCGGAGCCACGAGGCGTATCGACGAAGTTGTTCGTAATACGAATATCCGTGGACTGGCCGTCGGTAATACCCCGTGTTCCTGGACTATAGACCTGATTCGAGTCGATGGTGATTCCCGTAGAAAATCCACAAGCAATGCCTTGATTATTACCGTGATCCGATATATTGCCAATCACACTGACATTCGAAGACCCCGGCAGTATCTCGATAGATGCCACGCCCGGCGTGACCGAGTCGGCCGAATCATTGAAGCTGCGATTGTTGGATATTACAGATCTGGAAGCAAAGGATTCGATGCCGTCGATCGCGTTATGTTCGGTGTAATTGCCGTGAACCAGGATGTCCGTGGTGCCGGTGCCACAGAAGATACCGGACCAGCTCGCATGGGTGACCTTACAGTTGAGAATACTGATGTTGGCAGAGTCGTGGCCGGGGGAGATGCCGAACGTAGTGCTGCCTGCTCCAGTACCGGAATACGGCCCTTTCACGTACAGGTCACGGACAGTAACGCCGGTTGATGAGGGTGAAATAAAGACAACAGCGGAGGCCGAGCCGCCCCAATCTGGAGGGAATGGTAGATCAGATGGGGCGTGAATGGTGGAGTCCCAACCCGACCCGACCAGGGAAACACCCGATGGAACACGTAGGAAATTGGAGACTTTGTAGGTACCCGGTGGCATGTAGACGCGTGCACCTGTTACTGAGGCGTCGTTCAGGGCCGATTGGATCGCAAAGGTGTCGTCGGATGATCCGTCACCGTGGGCAAGGTACGGTACTGATCGGACATCCAGTTGGATCTGGGCTTCGTCGAATCCAGAAACAGCGGGTAGGGTGAAGGGTGATGTAATGCCAGTACCTGAGAATTGAATATTGTACGCACCGTTGGGGGCGTAGAAGCCCCAGTTACCGAGGTTGTCCGCTGTAAAGGGGTTGGAGAGGGGAGTACCTTGATTGTCGGAATAGATCTGGGCCAACGGTATACTGGAGGCCACGCCACCGGATGACGAGCCATTCGCGCCAGCCTGTGCCCAAACCAGTGAAGTGCCGGAGTAACTTCCTATAACGAACGCACCGTTGAAGGAGGAGTCGGGGACGGCGGTAACGTTGACGGTCTGGCCGGTTGCGAACCCCAAACCGGACGGTACGGTTGCCGTTACGATACTGGATGATCGGGTAATTGCGGATATCGCTGCGGATATCGTGGTGGACGAGAACACAGTGACGGTGGCACCCGGAAAGGAACCTTGGACCAGAGTGGTAGATTGAAGTCCGGAGGTGTGGACTTTGGTGTTACCTTGCTGGGCGAAACCATAAATTCTCTGCATTACTTTGCCATCACAGTCCAGTTCGTACCGTCACAGTAAGCCAGGACATGATTGGTGCCCGAGCCGGTGATGACAGCGCCCCACGTATTGGTCATCGAATCGTTGACGGCACGCATGGACCCTTCGGTGCCGCCACCGCAACCGGGCAGGACTGAGAATGCTACCGCGGTCGACTGGACCATACCGTTAATGGAAAGGGTAGGGTTGGGACCTTGGTTGGCTCCGGTAAACATCGTGATGCCGTCATTGGAACCATTGGCGGTAGGGGACAACTGCATGAATGCTTTGTCACCGGCAGCGACCGTGTTGCGGAGGACGCCGACTGTGGATTCCCAGTCGAGCCGGATTTTATTGGTGCCACTGGCAACGAGGTTCAACGTTGGTGTATTGACAAGAGTCGAGAACAGACCGTTGGTACCGTTGACCGTCGAGGTCGTCAAGTTGGCCGCGCCAGTTATCGATCCGAGATAGACGTCCGTAACTGAGACGTTGCCGATCACACAGGTATTTGAGGTGTGGGCCAGTGCCGATGTCCCTAAGATACAAGTGTTGGAAAGTTGGGTGGTTGAGTCCGCACCGGTACCAAACCCGACCCATGTATTGAATTGACCGGTCAGGTTGGCGTTAGCGGGTGTTGCCGTGATGCCAGAGTTCATGCCAACCAATGTGTTGAACGATGCCGTGGTGTTGAAGTAACCGGCACCAAACCCCAGGAATGTGTTGTCGTTGCCGGTGGTGTTGTTGTTACCGGCAGTTTGGCCGTCCGCTGTGTTTTGAGAGCCGGTGGAGTTCGTGACGAGACATTGGTCGCCGGTACAGGTGTTGTTATTGCCGGTCGTGGTCGAGACCAGAGCGGAGTGGCCGACACCGGTGTTGTTGGAACCGGACGTTAAGGTTCCGAGGGCAGCAGCACCGACCGCGGAGTTGTTGGAGGTGGAGTTGGCGTTCACGAGAGTGTGCCAGCCGATCGCGATGTTGTCGGTACCGTTGCCACCAGCTGAACCGAGGGTTTGAAGGGCCAGGGAGCCTAGTGCCGTGTTGCCGCCATTGTTGCCGATACCGTTACATGAGAAGTACCCGATACAGGTGTTCTCGGCCGAATTCACATTGTGCTGGAGGGCGTTGAAACCCATGGCGACGTTGGCTAGGGACTGGTTCTGGGTCTGGGTGGACATGGCGCCGATACCAACAGCAGTGTCGGTGTTGTCGGATCGGATCAAGGCGGGGGCGACCCGGTCGGCCAGCGTGAAGGCGGATGGGATACCGGCTTGATCGAGCTGGACGTTGTAATGGGAGCCACCGGTGCCGTAGAAGAACCACTGGCCGGACGTGTTGGCGAAGAATGGGTTAGAGAGAGCAGTGCCTTGGTTGTCGGAGAAAACGGTCGCGACCGTGCCAGTACCGTAGTTGAAGACAGTGATGCGGCACGATGGGTAGGAAAGCTGGACACGGTTGGACGAACGGATGCCGGAGGTTATGGCTTGCTGGTTGCCGTTCTCACAGAACCCCGAGATTAGAGTGTAGATGGGAGTCTGGGAGTGAACCGTGGAAGTAAGAAGTAAAAGTGAGAATAAGGTTAAGAGTAATCGTTTCATTCGGCACCTGTAAGTTGGCGACGGATTTCGTTCTGGATAGCGACGGCACGTTGCATCATGGTTTGGCGGTTGGGATGCATCGGGTTTTTGCGGAGTTGGGTCGTAATATCGTTTAGAAGACGGCGGAGATCCGCAACAGTGTAGTTCTGGGTACGGAGATCTTGAGCGGTAGTGATGTCACGGGTCTGGTTCAAGCCGAACAACTGGCCTTGACCTTTGTTGGGCTGGCCTGGGAAGAATGTGCCGGACTTGCCGGGCTGGCCGGTCGATTCGGGTGTCGAGAACTGACCGAACTGGAGCTGACCCTTGGGTTGAGGTTGGAGTGGTTCGGTCGGTCGGACGGTACGGGCACGGGTCAGGTTGCCGGTCGTTAGGTCGGTACGCCCCGCTTTGGGACGCGACAGTACGCCTTCACCGGACGGGATCAGTTCCTGGGCCTTACCTTTGACGGTTGTAACGGGTGGTTCGATTTTGGTAGAGACGGGGTCGGGGGTTTTGTCCCACCGGCGTAGTGCTGTAACCAGATCTTGATCGACGGTACGGTTCTCTCCCTTGGCGAACCCTTCAAGGGTCTTGCCGGGCCGCATCGCTTGACCGACACGGTAGGCGACTCTTGCGGGTAGTGGTTCGCGAGTCGCTACCGACTTGTTGGCATTGGCGCGTAGCGCGTCTTCGAAATGGATGAGGGCTCCGTTACGCGAGTTGAGGGTGCGGGCCGCGTCACCGCCACCGTAACCGTACTTGTCGAGCGATTCATAGAACAGTTCGCGGGAAGCGCGCCCGCGGGCGATATCGACGGCACGTTGGCCTGCTTCCATCGTTAATTGGCCGGACAGGTCCTTACCGTAGAAGGGAGATTGGGTTGCGGCGGTCTCGGACCGGATTTGGTTCAACCAGCCAATCTTGGGGCGCAACGGTGTACGTTCAATGATGTCGTTGACCAACCGGTCACGGGCTGCAGGTTTAATGTCTTTGGGGATGGCGGCGAGCTGGGCACCGCGGAGACGTCGGCCCACCGTTAATGGAGTAACGATGTTACGTTGTGGGGCAACAATTTCGTCGATTCCCGCCGAATTGACGCCGAACTGTCGCTTGGTTGCGCGAAGGAATTGAGGGACATTCTTGGCCGGGCCGAGGACTTTTTCGGCTTCTTTGAGTTCGGACAAGGCGATCGGTAAATGTTGCTGGAAGGTTTTGTCGGACGGACCCAGACCGCGGGTTGCTAAGGTTTCCGATGAACGGAAGAGACGGGAATTGAGACGATCGAACAGTGCCTTGGTGGAAGGGTCCAGACCTTCAAAAGCGGCTGTAAGGCCACGACCGACAACTTGGCCACCCAGGTCGGCGACACCCATTTCGAGGCCACCCCGACCGGCACTCAGGAGAGCTTCGGCGGTATTGGCCGGGCCGGGTTGGTTGCTGTAGCCGCGGGAGCGGGCAATGTCACGGACAGCGGTACCGGCTGCTCCGCCAAGGATGGTGGCGGGTATACCTCCGCCCAGTGGGTCGGCCAGTTCACCGGCAGCAGCGCCGAGACCGGCACCGACAGCGGGTAAGTTTTCAACGAGTCCGGTGCGGGCTTCTCGACCGAAGGATCGGAGTTTTTCGCCCATGGTGAGTGGTGGGCGAAGTCCCATGTCAGTCGGGATGCCGAAGGCACCGGTTGCTGGGCCGGACGGTGTTGTGGGTTTGCCGGTGGCCCGAACCATCGACGGTGGTGCCTTCAATCGTGGTGAATTGACGAATTTCAACTTGTCCGCGGGACTGAGACCGGTCCAGTCGGTGTCGCCGGTCATGTCGAGAGCTTTGATGCGCTTTTCGGAGGGCAGAGATTGGAATCGAGAGTCGTCGACGACGTCCTTGACCGTGAGTTGGGCCGACTGGGGCATGGTCAGCGACCTACCTTTTCGAACAGGCCGTCGAGAGCGGACTTCTTACCGGTGTCGGGTGTCGGAGTTGCCGACGTACCTTCGGATGGTAAGTAGGGTGAATCGCCCGAGACGCCAGCGACACCAGCATTCATGATCGAGGACCGCCGGATACCGATGGTACGTTTCAACCGGTTGATGGCGTCACTGAAAGTTTGTTCGTTCCAGTCGCCCGACAAGTTGGTGGCGGCAAGTTTTAATGACTCGTCGGTGGAGGAGTTACCACCCTTGTAGACGGTACCAAGTTCGGAGGTCAAGTCGGCGATCTGGGCGTCCAGTTGGGTGGCGGCAGAACCAGCCTCACCAGGAAGTTGTTTCATGGAAGCGAGTGCCGCACGGTTCAGGATTTTGTAGCCAGAGATACCGGCCTGTTTCTTCCATTCCGCGTACAAGTCTTCGATCTGCGGTAAGGACTCTTCGACCAAGGATACCGCTTGACGGAGACGCAACTGTTGCTGTCCGTTCAAGGTGGTCATGTAGCGTTGAATGGCTTGCCAATCACGGGTTGCGGTGGTCAGGTCAAAACCACCACGTCTCAATGCCGCCTCGACCTGGATACGGTTACGGTAGAAGCCACGAAGGTCCGGAGGGAGTGACCCGTCCATGATACCTTGGGCGACTTGGTCGATATCGTCTTTGTTGGAACCACCGGATACAGCAGCACGGACTCGGGCCACAGCGTCGGCGATACGTTTCTTTTGTTCTTCGACGGCGGGAGAGAAGGGGATATCGCGACCAGGGACTGGTTTGGTGGCTTTTTCGGAAGACGGGGTCGGGGCTTCTAATAATTCTCCAGTGTCAGTGTCTTTCAGTAGTTGGCCGGTGTTCTGATTGACGTAAAAGTACTTGTTACCTTTCTTGACAACGCCGGGCTTGACTGTTTCGGGTTTGTAACCAGTAATTCGTTCTTCCGCATACACTTGCGACGGGTCTTCACCGGCTTGAATACGCATCCGGGCACGGTTGGACCGGATGATATCGTCGGCGCGGGTCTGGGCGTCCATGGCTTGCTGGGCTTTTACTTTGTTGCGGAGAGCGCGGTCGTCGGAGGCATCCAGAACGGCTTGGTGGGCTAGACTCGATTCAAATGTGTCCTGGGCTTGGGCCAGCGCAGTCTGGTCATCGATGGAACGTTGTCTCAACTGTTCGTCCGACAAGAAAAAAGAGCGGGGGCGACCGGCCTGGGATGGACCGGCGTTGGGTTGGGTTGTGGGTTGACCGCCCCCGCTGGTAGACATCTGACGGTTCTCGGCATCAATGATGTCTTTGTTGGCTTCGTATGCGGACTGGAAAGCGGAGTTGGGGCCGCCGGGATGTGGGTACTGAGGCGTCAGCGGCTGTTCCTGGTTGCCGGATTCCGGGTTGTACTGAGGATTGAAACTGGGTGCCGGACCGGGGGTACCCTCCGCTCCGGAAGTACCGCCCGGTTTTGACGCGTCCTGCGAACCGGCACCACTCGGATTACGGTGAAACCCCAGGAGATGAGAGAAAATGTTCGTAACCAACCCGTGGGATTGTTTCGGGACGTTACCTTCACCCAACATTTGCTGGAGTGCCCACTCTTTGGCTTGGCCGGTCGCGGTAGGGTCGTTCAGGACCGATTTGTAGGCGGTCACCTTGTTGGCTTGCTCCTGGTTCTTTTTGTTACGCCGGTCTTCGATCAGGTCGGTTAAAAGGCCCACGGTAATCCTCCGTCAGATGAGCGCACCGGCCAAGTCACTACCGAGTGACGAGCCGAAGTTGGACAGGAAGTTCGACTGGAACGAATGGCCCAAGTCCTGGTTGCGACCCGCAAGGGCAAGGTTGGCCGCGTTGGTGGCGGCGCTCAACCCTTGGCCGGTGAGTTGGTTGCCGATGTTGGCAGTGGTAGAGGCGACTTGACCGGCGTTTTGGGCGGCAGTGGAGCGTGCACCACCGATTAAACCGGCCAACGCTTTGATTTGTTCGATAGGGAGTTCGGCGAGGGTGGAGGTCTTGCCGCCACCGCGGGCCTGATCGCCGATCATCGAGCGGACTTGATTGAATTGTTGGGAGATCACGTCGGCCTGGGGTTGGATCACGTCCATCAGGGATTTGGTGTCACCCGAAAGCAGGGATTTGAAGTAATCGTAGACCGGTTGGAGTTCACCGACTCCTTTGGTGGTGGTGTCGCGACCTTGGGTGTACTGTTCGGTACCTGCCTGTTTTAATAGATTGGCGTTGTAGTTTAAGATCGGGTCGTGTCGATAATCCGGCATCAGTCAAATCTCCACGTAGAGTCTACGTCAGTCTACGTCAGTCTACGTCATCGTCTGAAGTACCGCAAAACTTCTAAATACTGGACAGGGTTGTCCGGTAGTGAGACAAACCCTGTCGATAAACCATGGACGTGCGTGTGGGCCGCAACGATGGTGCCGGTACCGGCCATAACTTCAACGGAGGCGGAGTCCACGTTCGAGTTGCCGCCAACGTTCGGTTGGGTGGCCGGTATCACCACACCCGAATAAGAGTTGGTGGAGCGGTGAAACGTCGTGCGGGCCGCTCCGACCGAGGTTTCGTCGGCCGTCGTGAACGCAGTGACGGCAAGATTGGAGGTCACATCGTTCAGGTAATCCGTAGCAGACCCGTCACAGAGTTGGTAACCCACCCCTAGCGCGTGGACCGAATCGACGATGTAGCCGCCCTGACCGTCCGCTATATGGAAGAACTTGCCGTCCCAATACACGAGATGGTAGTAGTCGGCGACAAGAAAGAATGCTCCGATGTCAGCTGAACCGAGGTTGCGGGCCACGATATCGACACGGTTCTGGACGATGATCGTGCCGGGCGACTGGAGACCTAAGATTGTAGGTAGAGACGACGGTGTTGCCGTCAGCGCACCCGATTGCTGGAGCTGCTGGACGATGCTTTCGGTAACCGTCTGGGGGACGGAGGTGATCTTTTGCGAAGTGGTGTCCAGGGCCGATCGTAAACTGACAATCTCGCGGTACATTTCGTTGATGTAGTCGCGGGCGACCGGGTCGATCTTGCCGTCGATCGAGTTGGGCGGTCTTAACATTGGACTGGTCTTAACATTGAATGACTTCGATCATCAGTTTAGGGGAACCGGCCGACGCAATAGCGTAGATATTGGACAGCTCGATGGTATTCATCGTGAATGGCCCATAGACCAGAGCGCGATCGGCCGCGGCGGACGTCAGCTGGTTGCCATAACGGGAAGTGGACACTTTCTCGTCGCCGATCAGGCAGTTGTTGGTCGAGTTGCCGCTGTCCGCTTTTAGGTTCAGTTGGGCACAGGTCATGTTGGGAGGAACCTGTTCGTTGTTACCTGCTGTATACACAGATTGGATCAAGGCCAGGATGGATTGCGCTGTGCCCGTCAAAGTGACGATACCGGCATAGTAGGGCCGGAGGGCCAGTGGGTTGTTGTTTGCAGGTGTTGCCATTCAAATATCCTCCGATTAGGCCGATTGACCGGCAAACGGTTTAAACGGCAAGTAAGGTCCGGTCGAGCCCCACTCCTTGGCATGGATTATAGTCTCGTCGTCAAACATCGAGAAGGCCGATGTCGAGGTCGCGCTGTAGTAGAACAACAGTCCTTTAAGGGCTGCGGTCGGCGCGTACACTTTGGTGATCTTGCCGCCGGAAGAGGGCAGCACAATCGTGTACGTCAGGCCCAGATCGGTCAGTATCGTGACGTTGACCGGAGAGGTCGAGATATAGACGAAGTAGCCGTCCCGGACGTGCCCGTAAGTGGTGAAGCCGTGACTGACGTAGTTGGGAGAGGATTTGTTGACGGCAAGATAGGGTTGCAGGACCGCGTTCGGTTCGAATTCGTAGAAGACCGGCGTCACCGTAGAGGCAACCTGTACCTGTAAGGCGATGTCAAGATACAAGGCAAGGTTGGTCTGGATCACGTCCAGCGGATATTGCTGGCGGCCGGAACCGGAAATCACAGAGGAGCCCAGGGCGGTCTGGAGTTTATTGACGTAGGGTGTCAGAGTGGCCGACGTCCCTTGAAGATCGGCGTCGACCATGTAATCCAGAAAGAGCTTCTGGAGACGTGGATCGCCCAGGTCGAAGGAGGAGGTGGTGAAGTCCGCAAAAATCAGGCCACCGTTATCCGAGGAGCCCTGACCGAGCAATTGAACGGTGCCGTCCAGTCCACCGGCAAGGACCGAGGTCAGATTTTGTCCTTCCTCTTCGTAGATAAACGAAGCGGCCGGAGCGTAGTGAAGAGGGAACCAGCCCGGAGCCAGTAGTGAACGATCGTACATCATGCATTGGTAGGCGGCATGTGTGTCTTGATAGATGAAGTAGAGACGCGATTTGGTCGGGCAGACCCGCAAGGAGTTGGGCTGGGTAAAGTCCACCGGGTTGTATCCGTTGACGGCAGAACCGACTTGACCGGCATGCGGGAACAGCGGGTAGAGCGAGTCGTCCGTTAAAGAGTCTAGAGCGCCGCCACCGAGTTGCTGAATCCCCGACTTGGTGACGGCCCAGATCGAGTCCTGACTGGCATACCCGTAAGTGGGGAAGAGTCCCTTGCCGTTGGGGACTTCTTGGGCCGCGTAGGTCAGGACGGTGTTGCCTTTGGCGTCTGGACTGGTGGTGGGGTAGCAGGAGAACAGCCGTTCAGTGGACCACACGTAGCAGCGGCCGTCAAACATACAACCGTTTTGGAGGGGTTCGGAAGGGGAGGTTATTTCGAGTTCGTTGGCGTCACTGGCGGAGTCCGGGTCCGAAGGGTTGGACCACCGTAGGATACCGTCCAAACCCGAACGTATCGCAAACAGAACGTTCGTGAGAGGGTCGGGTCCCCACATCGCCGGTAAGGGGGTGCCACCGATCGTTGCTTCTGGGATAAGGAAGGTTGCTGCGGTTTGGGTGCCGCCATTTTCACGGAGTTCCAGACGTGTGGTGGAGGCCGGAGGACCGTACAGCGTGTAGGGTGTACCGTTGATGAAGACTTGGGCACCTTGTTGCCAGTTGACGTTAAAGGTATCGCCCGATACCCAAGAGACTGAAGTACCGGCTACGTTCAGAGTGCCAGTCCGTGGTATATCGGTAACCGGAAACGGTTGGAACAGATCGAAACGGAGGATTTCGTTGACTTTGATCGCGGCGTCGGTGACATCGAGGTTGAACGGGGTTGCCGTGTTAGGGACGGTTGCGGATAAATGCGCGTCATCGGTGAGAGTGCCACCGATCGTGAAGTAATTGATCTTGTCGACCTGGGGGTCGGTGGAGACTGTGGGGGTAACAACGAGTCGTTCACGTTGAAGGTCGATGGGTGAACGTAGAGCCGGTGACGGGTTGGAGCGGGCGCCGGTTGATGAGGACCGGTACCGATAATAGAGGGAATAGGGTTGCTCCCCTTGAGAGTCCATGCCGTAGGTGCCGCCGATCCACCAACTCGAAACAAGGAAGACAGTGGAAGCGGTAACTTGTACCTGGACGATCAGGCCCGTCACTTTCGCCAGGGTCACGACCTGGGAGGAGCCAATCGGAGAGAGTTCTGATACGTGGAAGTTCAGTTCGGTCCAGGCAGACGTTCCGGTTGAAGTGTAGTCCTGCACGGGAGTGGACGAGGGGTCGGTAATCAAGCCGCCTGTAGGGTCACCCGCAGTGATGTCGGCCGGTAATGTCTGGCTGCGGTTGGCCGGAACGTTCGATGTCTGGGCGGTCTGGTTGATGACGCCTTGCTGGATGGCGGTCTGTTGGGCCGCGAATGCGGTGGCCGACGAATTGACGACGGATTGGAATACGGTCGGCCCGACATCCTTGTAGTAGCCATTGAGGATTTTCGAGAAGTCCGCCGGGAATGCCGGGTCGGTTAGAAGGTAGATGCGGATGTTGACGACGTTGGCCGGGTTATCCACTTGAAGGGAAATGTGGATGTAGTCCTCCGGTTGGATGGGACGCGATGTGCCGGAACCTGTACCGTTCGGGTAGGCCAACGCTTCGTTTAAGGGGGCGCCCGATTTGTCCAAGGACAAGTAACCGATGCCGGTCGTCACTGTCGATTGGAACGAGTTGCCGGTCAAGGTGTTGGTAGCCGTGAACGCGCCGACCGTGTAGACACGGAATGAGGCAATGCCCGTAACCGCGTTACCGGCCGCGCGGGTACCTGTAGTGGAGCAACGGATAGAAACGGTACCGTCCGGTGCGGTTGCAACAGACAAGACACGAATGTATTCCGCTGCAGCGATCTGGAGCATCGCGTCCGGCTGGATACCGGTGGTCTGGTCGGCCAGAACGATCGAGCAGAGACCGGTTGAGCCGGTATCGTACAGGATCGAGCCGATGGTGGTGGAGGTGATCGGTTCGAAGACTTGGCGGATTTTACAGACTTCGGTGCCATTAAAGATGATGAGGGCGCCGGGCTGGTAATTGAAGTCCGCCGCAGTCGGAGCAACCGATGCCCAGCCGGTCGAGCCCGAGTCGTACAGGATCGCAAGAATGGTGGTGTTGAAACGGGCCGGGTTCGTGATCGCACCAGCGGTATTGGGGACAGTACCGGCCGTATGAGACCAGGAGCCAGTTGAAGTGAACTGTTCGATGATGTTGAACTGAGGCACACCGCGGGCCAAGACAGGCGGGGCGGTCGGTGGAGCGATGCCGATCGGGTAATTGGTCCGGTCGGTACGGACTTTACGGGAGCGCTGGCCGTCGGAAATGTACATCCAGGGACGTGGCGTTTGATTGGGGCGGAATGGGACCATCGAGAGGGGAGTGCCGGAGTAACCGGTGTCGATCGGGGTCACCAAGGTGGTGTCGTACAGGGAGGTACCGGCACCGATCAAGCGAGAGAAGGTAGCGTTGGTCGGGTCGTTCAGTCGGCGGATGGAATGGATCGGTAAGCCCGAGCCGGTATCGAATAACTGAGTGAGACCGGAGCGGGGCTGCAATCCACCGAGCTGGCGGGCCGTAAAGTTGTTTAGCTTTGAGTAATACCCTTCCGGCAGGAGGTCCGGCGGGTAACGGAGACTCAAGCCACGGCATACCAGTTTGTAGGGGACACGTTTGTAGTTGGGCATAGGGCGGCGCCGTCACTTGTGAAGGATGAAGATGGTGCCGCGGTGGGACGGCTGTGCCGGGGCCGGAGTGATGTCAAACAGGTTCGAGACCGCGTTACTGGCACCCGAGGCCGACGCCGTGAAGTTGCAACCGCTACCGGAGGCCGATGTGCCGACCGTGGAGAACACCTTGACACCGGCCGTGGCCGAGCCGGACGTGTTGGTGAACCCCGCGCCGCAGCCGTTGGCGGTCAAGGTGACGGTGCCACTGAATGTGTTGTCGGAATCGGTGACCGTAAAGGATGCCATGGTCATGCCGCTGACGGTCGTGGCCGGTTGAACCGTGAACGAGAGGGCGGCACCAACATTGAATGTGTTGGAAGTAGTGTTGTCGGCACCCGAGGCGGACGCGACGAAGGTACAGTTGGAACCCGAGCCGGTCATGTTCATGATCGAGAAGGTCGCCACACCAGCCGTATTGGGTTGAGTGTTGTTGGTGGCACTGACGCCGGGACAGCTCGTGACGGTGAGCGTGGTATTGCCGGTGAAGGTAGCGTCGGGATAGGTGACCTTGACGGTCGCCATTGTTGAGCCCGAGCCGGTATTGGACGGTTGGATCGTGAAGACCAAGGGACCGCATCCGCCAGCCAGACGCACCATTCCCTTCGGCACACATTGATCGGCCACGTGAATATGGGTTTCCCAACCTGCTGGCAAGTCGGATAATGGATACACTTCGCATGTGTTGGTGGGCGCGTCGGTGACTCCACCTCCATTACGGCAGGGAACCGAATTGGCTGTCGCCCATGTAAAGAACGGGTTGGCGATACCGGCAACCGAGTAGGCTTCATCGCCTTCACGCTCGACGATTTCAAAGCATGGCGTGCCACAGGTGTCGGAAAAATAAATGCCGTAATGAGCCAGTGCGGTGATAAACGGTTTTTTCCATGATGGAATCGATAGTGCTGCGATTTGGGCGTCCGTATAGTCCAGGAAGAAAAGTTGCCCCTGGAACGGCCGATTCGTATTCGACACCATAACCGATGTGCATCCCAGAATACTGACCCGAGGTGATGGGAATACGTAGGAATTTGAGCCTAACGAATCGTTCACACAATAACTATTTGTGATCAGAGCGTGCTGAATACTCCCAGCAACCACTTCGTGATGGCGTAGATCGGTTGACGCGAGTCGACTGTCAATACTGTAACCGTTGGGCTGGCCGTAATCGGGGGTGGAGAAAGCGCCAGGACTGCGGATGGTGGCAATCGCTGTGTCCAGAAATTGCAGGTCCAACGTGCAGCAGTTGGACATGTTGAAGTAACGTTTGTTGTAAAACGTGATGCCCTGCTCGTTGTTACCATGGAGACGGATATATTCGTTGTTGGTCTGGTCCCACAAATCAAAGAACGAGTCGCCGCCACAGCCGGGGTTCGTACAGGAAGTCAGGTAACTGAAGTGGGCACCGACCGGGATATGTGCGGTGAACCCGTTATGCATATCGCTGCCACAAGTGGTCCCAACCGCTTGGCAGTTGGTGAACGTCCACACCGGATCGGACGACTGACCGTAGAAGGTCGGGTTGGAGTTGTTGGCAGAGTTCGAATTGGGGTTATTGACGTTCGGATTCGCCGTCGATGCCGACCCGACACTCTCCTTGAACACCTGAGACTGCCCGACCTCGCCCGTCAGTAAGGTCACCATTGCCGCCGAGTTCGCGATCAAGTGCCCCGTTGGACCGCCAGAACCGGCACCAGGAAGTTGAGTCGTGTAGAGGCCCCCGGGATAGGGCATGCAGGTGGATGGCTCCTGAGACGAGATCGTGAACGGGCCTGCACATGGATTTTGGACGGTCAGCGGATGCGGATAGGTGTAGGGGGTGTAACTCAGCGTCCAGGTGTTTGTGGAGGTGCACAGGTACAGATTGCCATTGCCGAATCCATTACCGCTCGTATTCCAGCTTCCTTCATCGGTGGCAAAATAACCAACGCCTGTAGTACATGCCGCAGGACGTCGGGCCTTTGTTCCGAAGCCATTTCCAGATGTTCCGTCGAATGGAGAACTCGAAGTCGTCTGCGCTGACTGTCCTAGCGTATCTACATAAAAATCTCTGTTCGCAATGATCCGCTTAGAACTTGCCTGTAGATAATAATAGATAGGACTGCCGCCGATGACAGCATTGTTCCAAGCGTAACTCGGTGAAGCAGCCTGAGCGGATGAAGAGAGTGGGGTGGCGCTGTTACCGCCATTCGCCCCGGTATAGAGAAAGCCAGCACCACGGCCCATGCCTTGATCGACACATGCGCTTGCCCGTAATATCTGGATCGAGTCTCCGTTGACTGGTGTCCAATCTCCCGGCCCTCCGCTTCCCACGTTTATGACAAGCGTATTCGCGGTGTTCGATATAATTTCCGTCCCGTCATTCAACGTCACATCATGCATGGAGTATGGCGCACCAGCCGGTATCCATTGGTTTGTTGTCCAGCCTGGACTTCCGGTAACCGTTACAGTCACCGCTGGATAGACTCCGGTGACTGTGCTGATTGTCCCGGAGTAATAAGTCACACCATCATTGGTGTCATATACGCTAGCACCGTCACACGCACCCCATCCGCCGATGCTGGCATTGGTTCGTGGCGTGGTCACGCTAAAGAGTCCGTCTATGTTTGCGCCTGACGCGGATATATCGGCAGTGTTCCCAAACATCAGACCAGTACCACTTCTACCACCGAGCAATCCTCCAGCAGACTCGGTGCTAGCCGCTACGGTAAACGTGTTGCCGTACTGCTCAAAAGCTCTCGCCCCGCGGGGGCGGCCATTGGATTCTGTCCCGTGCCAGGCAAGGGCAGAATTCAAATGATCCATATTCGTGAACTTATTAAACCTCTGAACGATCCTGCCGCCGCCTTCTTCGGTTTGCTGACCGCTGACGCTGCCTTCATTGTCACAACAACCGGCTGCATTGAATGTATTGTTTTCAAAGAAGATGAAGTTAGCTGAGCCGTAATTTTCAGACTGTGCCCAGCTATTATCACCCCACTGTCCCACACCCAAATAACTGGAATGAGAAAACTCAATCAGCGCCAGATACGTGCATCCTGTGCCCGCGATGTTGTTGTGATCGAAAACCCCGAACATGTTGTCGATCACGCCGATCCCATAAGAAATATATGAAGTGGTGTGGCCGCACCAATTAGAGAATGTAATGTTGTCCATCCTCATGTTGGGGCATCCGCTAGATGTGCAAGTCCCCCAAAAGGAAAATCCTACCGAGGCACCGCTTCCGTAGGTGAGTGTCAAGCACGATAGGCGCGAGGTCGAATTACCATATTGAGGCCGCATATCAAAGGCGAGAATGCCAGTAATTGTCAGCGTCGTACCACCGCTACTACAAGAGGATGCTGGCAGGAAAGTACTCGTGCTGCTACTTGCCGTACCAGCGCCTTGAATTGTAATTCCAATATTTGAAGGGACGGTAATACCTGATGAATTCCATGTGCATGAACCTGCGGGAATTATGATAACGTCCCCGTCCACTGCTGTGTGCGTCGGGCCGTTAATCACAGCATTGACGTCACTTTGATTACATGAAGCCGCTGTATAGGTTCCGGCAAAGAGGGACGTCGGCGCGAGGACGAGAATAGTGAAAATCAATCGGCGGATCAAAACACACCCCCGCCTATCACAACGGCCTTATTGCTACTAGTTGCTGCCGCGAGAATGTGAAATCCATCTAGGATTGTAAAAGTGTTGCTTCCTGTCCATGAATGCGTGTTACTTGATCCTCCCAATGCATAACTTGCTGCCGCCAATCCACTCAGGTTATATAACTCCGTTTGACTCGTGGTCACCAAGCCAGCACCAGGGTTCATAATAAAAGCAACAGTCGCGTCTCCCACTGCCGAAGTCACCGCAAGGCTATATGGACTCGTTGATGGACCCGCCGAGCTATCATCGGCGGCCTTGCGGCACGTCACTTGATCCGTACCCGTAAAACTCACCAGACCCATAATTGGGGAATCTGCGTTCGTCCATGATGCCGAAATGGTTAGTGACGTACCCGCCGTTGGGGCGACGAGCAAAAATGTATCGATTCTTGTAGTGGCTCCGCCAAAACTAAATATCGATGTCATGGCCTGATTGGTTCCGGTGCTGTCCCAATGTATCGACGGAGAAGTCAGAGTGTTAAAGCCATGTAAGGTAACCAGCAGGCAACGATTCGATCCTGAAATTGTCATTGTGGTCGTACAACTAGTGACCGAAGAACCACAATTGACACTGGTGGTGTGATCCAATGCCACAGCCGCCCACACCCCAACTGGCCAGAGTCCGCACAGGAGAAGAACGAAAAGTGCGCGTCGCATTAGAATTGATCCGCCCCACCGACAATCCGTAACTGGACTCCGGCTGACGTCTGGACACAGAGATTGTCGGCATTGGTTGCTGTTTGAAACCATGATCCATTCCCGTAAGTTGGCCCGAGCACGTACCCGTGGATTGCCGTCGCGGAGGTACCATCCAGAAGGTACGCCGGGGATATTGCCGTAAATGTCGTGACACAGTTGGTGCCGGTCCCGGTCCCGAACGTAACGGTGACACTCGATGCGCTGTCGTTGGAGAACTCGATGAACCGGACGTAGATTTTGGTAGCAGAGACACCCGCGATCAAGGTGGTCTTGCCGTTGGTGTTGGTGTCGTAGAGGATGTGGAGAGTGCCGCCGCGATCGGTGGCGGACATGACAGTGTCGGCATTGGCCGCGGTTTTGTTGGAGTTGGGCGGGACGTTGTTCTTGCCGATCGTGACAACAGCGGACTGACCGAAGAGTAACGGTGCCAGTAGAAGTTCGAAGAGAACGAGTGTAAATGCTCGCTTCATTGAGTGTTCCTCACCGGAGATAGACCGTGCCGTAGACCCATAAGACGTCACCGTTGGCAATCGTGCCGATGGTGATCAAGAGTTTGTCGGAGGCACCACCGTCGATGATACCGGAAGATAGTTCTCGGTAAAAGGTTCGAGACATACCGAACGATGGTGAAGAGAAAGCTAGTTGAGAGCCCGAGGTGGGTGTGGTCGTGGGGTTGGCACCAACAAATACTGAGGGATTGTCAGGTGTTAACGAGCTGGTGATCTGAGACTCGATACCAAGAGCGGTTAAGCGCCACGCCGCGCCGGGCGTGATCAGCACACCGTTACTTGTGGTTGCGACGTATTGTTGGCCGAACCCGATAGGGGCCGCCCCGCCAACGACGCTTACCGGTAACGGGTTGGTGGATTGAATGAGGTTGCCGGACGCATCGTAGAGTTGGAATGGGGCACAAATTAACGGTGAGCCGTACCCGACCAGTTTCTCGGCAGACGAGGTGCCGACGTCCCACTTAATGGCCTGTCGGGCCTTGCCGTCCCCGATATCGACACACCGGACGCTCTTACCGAGGGGTGCTATTGGAGTATTGAGTATGACATCATCATCAGCCATTGATATTCACCGGTGCGCCCGTTGGAGTACCTGACGATGGATCGACCCTGGGCACTTGGAAGTTCTGGCGCGTTGCCGGTTCTTCCAGTAAAAGTTTGTAGACGATGTTGGCGGAGAGCTTGCCGTTGATCAGGGCCGCCATACGCAGGAAGTTGTCGCGCAACTGATAGGTGGACTGGAATTCGGTGCCTGCCATTTTAATGGAGACGATGTGTTGGGCCAAGTCGAGGACCGGTTCAAGAAGGTCGGGGGTGATCGGGAGGACAGAACCGGTCGAGATCGGTACGGGAATCGAGCGTACCAGATCGAAAGTCACAACGTAGGTGTTGTCGGGAGTTGGAGAGACCGCGATCAGGTTCGGCGAGACCTGGATGATGTCGCGAGGGACAGCCGGGGTACGGTTCTGCCAACTGGTTTTGTAGCGATCCGCGTCGTTGATCGAGTGAATAGGGGTTTCGATGTCGCCGATCCGCCCCAGCATGATGGAGACAGAGGTGCGGGCCAGCGAGACAGCGAAGTTGTAGAGTTGGCGGCAATATTGAGCACGGGCCGGATCGGAGGCCGGGCCGTCTTCGCTCAAGAGGTCCGCCAGGGCTTGGTACTTGACGCCCCAGGCGAAATCGTCCGGGACACCGATCGGGACCGGGGATGATGGGTTACAGGGTAGGTCCGGTCCGGTGTTGACCGAACAGAGGTCCAGGGCACCCATGTTCGAGGGAGGTGGAATGAGCTGGACCGACGTGATGGGAGACACGGCCACAGAGTAAGAAAAGGGGAATCCGGGAGTTTGGGGCCAGGATTGCCGGTACAGCGCGGCGCGTTCATCGGTGCGGACCAACCCGTAGGACAGACAGGACCCCGCGTCCATCCAGCCAAGACGGCGGACATCAAGGAGTGACGGAAAGAGATGGACCCGGCCGTTGGCAGGCATGCCCAGGAACGGGATGGAGTGAACAACGTAGATACCGGAATCGGATAGAAACTGGTCGCGAGCCCGCTGGATGGACCGGGCGATCGACTGGACGGAAAACTGGAGCGTGCCGGTCCACGGGTTCGTCGGGGGTTCCAGTAAGTGGTTCTGGATTTCGTAGAGAAGTTGGGTGTCGGTTACCGAGAACGCGTAGGGGTAACCGGTGGTTGGCGTGTCGAGATCAGTACGGAGATCGTAGAAGGCGACACCGTCCAGGACGTGGAGCGAGGCGCGTTCCCGGTAGAACCCGGTCGTGGCTTGCAACATTCGCAACGACTGGTTGATGCCGTTGAAGAGTTCGGTCTGGGAGTAGTAGACATTGGTCGGGTCACTGAGGGATTCGGCCAGTTGAGCGATGGCCGATGCCATGGTCGTGGTTTCTCCGAACGGGATGTTGAGGGCAGGTAGACAAGATACGGACGGAGGTGGTGTTGGTCCTGTCGGACCCAGCAACATGTCGAGTTGGAGAGCAAGTAACATCGGCCAGTTCAATCAACCTCAGTTCTTACATCTTGGGTCGGCCGGTCGGGTTCGGTGACGAAAGCTTCGCGGCATGCTTGGGGGCCGTGCCTTTCATCGTTTCGGTCATCCCGATCGACGGCATACGGAATGTGCGCTGTTGTTCGTAACCGTTCATCGGAGAACGGATGCCCTGTTCGACCGGTGAAACCGCACCTTTGATGGAACGGGCTGTGGGACGTTTGCCGTCACCTCTCATTTGAAACCTCCTGATAACTGGAAAATTGAAATTCCTACGTAGAGTCTACGCGTTACTGGCGACACTAGTCTAACCCTCCAACCAGCGAGGAGACATCATGATTTTGAAGGAACTGACCACCAAGCGGAAAGTCGAAGGTACCGCCTTGCTGGAAAGCGACAAGAGGGGAGATTTCGTCGTCCGCTTTGATGGCTTGGATCAACCGTTCTTTGAATTCTTGGCGGGCGTCGTTGATGGCGGAGACCCAGTTGGTTTGGGCCAATTCCGGGTAGACCGACACCATGCGGAGTGCCCACTGACATCCTAACTGGTAGGAGAGTAGCATGAGGAGGTCCGGTGAAAAGGTTGCCGGTACGTCCAAGGTGTCGGAAAGGTCCAAGCCACGTTTCTGATACAAACACGAGTAGACCCGGTTGTTGACAGGGTGGGGGTACCATTCGTGGACCGGGACACCCGAGACGACGTTGGGGGACAGCGGGTCGTTCTGGTAATTGGCGATGATGTAGGCGTCACCGGTCGCGCCACGGTAGGGGTCGATACCGTTTAACTGGGCCTGGGTGTAATAGAGTTTACGGCGGCGGATCGTGTAACCGGACGCTTGGTTGGTTACCGTAAAGTAACGCAGGAAATCGACAGGCCCGTTGGGGGTACCGTCGACGGCTGGGGGCTGATAGTACGCCTTGTACACCATGTAGGGTTGGCCCGAGCCGCCGGTTTCGGCGAAGACACGGTCCAGGGTGGCGGTATTGACACCGTCCCACGCAATGATGGAGTAGAGAGCGCCGGGTGTGCCGGAGATTTGCGAGCCGATACGGAATTGGCGTCCTATACCGATGTCCGGGTTAGCGAGTGGGGGGTTCGATAGGGTTACAGCGTTCAGTGCGGTGGAGGCGTTACTATCGAATATCGCGACGTTGGAACCGAGTGCCGTGTTGACGGTACCTACCGAGATGTTGGCTGGGGCGGTGATGTAACCCGTCGAGACGAGCCACGACCAGAGTCGAAAGTCGCAGATGCGGTGCCACGCTCGGTTGACCAGTGTTTGGGCGTGTGCAGGTGGGAGACGAGGCACGGACTCTTGAAGGTCGTTCCAGTAGTCTCTAAACATTGCTTCTGCACCAATAACTTACGTGCTCACGCCCGTGACCGCCGTACCAAAAAATACTAACGGCCCCGACCTTTGCGGCCATGAAACCGGGACCGATGGCGCGTACCCTTGCCGCCACGTCGAGGGACTTGCATGTAATTGGAAGGGTTTCGACCCTTCTTGCCACCTCGCATTGTGCCTCCTTTGAAGTAACGTAACTTCTGTGATGTCGTCAGTCGGGCCATTGCCCCCTCCTTAGAAAGTCGTCAAGAAATTCTAAGGAGGAGGATAAACCCGTTAATTGCCGATCGCAACGATAATGAACGTCAAGGCCGCTAGTGATCCAGACGCACCGGCCAGTTGAGCGCCAGTCGCCGTCGTGATCGCTTCGAACAGCACCGTCTTTTGCGGGGCCAGTTGGGACGCCGACGGGAACGGGATCAGATGGAACTGACCGTTGTTTGACGTCGGTACAGACAGTATGGCCTCGATTTCGACTAACCCCAGGTCGGAGGCTTTGACGGAAATGCCGCCGGTTGGGGGAGTACCCGTTGAAATCTGAGTGTACGATGCCGGTCCGGTGATCTGGATCATCGTGATGCGCTTGTCGCCCGGAGGTGCCGGGTAACTGGCGTAAGAACCCACTAAAGGTGCCATTGGGTTAGAAACCTCCCAGTCCGCCCATCACTTGGCGGAGATTCCACAGGTCAACGAGCGAGATGGCGTTACCGGTGGGTGATGCAATGGCTACGCCCAACTGGAGTTTCGCGGTGGCCCAAGTGACGCCAGTTGCATTGGCCAGGACATCAGCACGGTTCGAGTTGGTGGCGTCCTGGACGACCATGTCGCCAGCGTTGGCACCAGACACCGATTTGGTGACAGCCGGGGTTTTGAAGAGGACGTTCGCTTTACCGGCGATCTGGATGAAACAGTAGTTACCTTTGGTTGGGGCGGAAAGCAGAACACCAGCAAAGAGACCCGAGTTGTCGCCGGTCGCGATGAACGCGGAGTAGCCGACGTCGGTGGTGACGATGTAGTTTTCGTAATCGTCCCAGTAGACACAGCCACCGCGAGCCGGGGCTTGACTGGCCGTTGAGCGGACCTGGACGTACTGGTAGATGCCTTCGAATAAGGTGCCAACAGTGGTGTCGGACAGTTTCGAGGCCATCGCGGCTGTCAGAACGAGCCGTTTGCCGACCAGACCAAAGTACGGCTGAATGATCGAACCGGATGCGGACGAGGACGCCAGCGGTACCCCAGGTGAGGGGTCGTTGACGTCGTTCAGTAGACGAGAGACGATTCTGGAATCGCCGGGATCGAGAATGCCTGCCATAGTTTTATCTCCTTGTCAGTCTATGGGGCGGGCCACGGTGCGGCGTCCGTGCGCTAGGCCCGACCTACTACAGAATTACGAGTTCCAACCGTAACCTTGGACACAGGACCAGGGGGCGGTAATTTCAAGGTTTACCGCAGCCTTCAATTGGGACGCCACTCGGGTGTTATCCGGAGTGCGGATGAAGTCGGTCGGGTTGAAACCGAATTCACGCGAATTTGAGACTCGGAAACGAATACGCGACGTGTTGAACATGGCCAGGACTTCACCGGGCGTCAGGGTTGAAGCGGACGATGAGTTCGGGAAGTTGTTGGCCGGGGTTCCTGAGAGTGTGTTGGTGAACGCGGCGGTCAGGTTCGAGCCGAGTCCGAAGTTCAATGAGTCGGAGTACGGTGCGCCGAGAGCTGACGGGAAGTAATCGTCAATCATGACGATCGCGTTCTTGAACCGGAAACCGGTTGCACCGTAATACGGGTCACGTACCGAGGGTGCGTCCTGACCGAACCGTTGCATCGGCTGGATGCGGTTTTCGACGAACGAGACGATGGGTTTGTTGCCGACGATCAAGTCGACTTCGTCGCGGCCACGTTTCGCGAGGTTGTACATCGCGTTGAGTTGAGGGTAGGAGATGGCGCCGTTGGTGCCGTCCGACTTGCCGCCCCAGTAGACGTTACCGTTCAGACCCTTTTTGACGGCGCCGTTACGGGTCGCGGTGCCGTAGGTCGTGTAGATGTTGCCGTCGTAGGAGGGTAGCAATCCGTCATTGATGCCTTCGACCCAGCCGTTGATGTTGATACCGGCGCGGGTTGTTAATTGACCGTTGAGTTGGAGGTCCAACGCCATTAACGCAGAGATGGTCTGGTAGGCGTTGGCGACGTCGGTTTCGATCAAAGAGAATACCGACAAGTCGCCTGTGTTGAGAACGTCGATATCTTCCAGGTACTCGATGATCATCACGCAGTAGTAGCGTGGATCGAAGACCGTACCGCTGAGGGTTTGGGGTTTAGTGAGGTTAAACCCGCCGATACCTTTCGGGTACGCGCCGCCGTTTAATGGCGCGTAGAGTTGGAGGTTGCGAATGAACGCGCCTCCGGTGAAGGGGACAAGGCATTTAGCTCGAAGATGTGCCTGCAATACGCTTCCAAGGAAAAAAACATCTTCGATCGCCGAGTCGTTAACCTCCGGCAAAGTCGTAAGATTTATCTCGTCCAAAATGGGATCGGCGATATAGCTATCCTCCTAACCTAACCCGCTTGATTGCTCAGACGGGAGTCCGGAAATTCATCCGGGGATTTGTAAAGCGGAGACTTACGTTTAAGAAGGTGAAGCTTCTCGCGCAAATCCTCGCGATGTTGACGTGTTTCGTGAGAGACCCTCTTGCCGGGTCCGCCGAGTGTTCGCTGAAATGCTAGTGCGATATCTGCCTCTTCACGTTCGATGAGGAAGAACTGGTAGCAGCCCTTGAGAATCCACTCTGCGTGTTTGCAGGAGCAGTGCCATCGAAGGACTGGCCGATGATTCGGGTTCTCCTTGCGATGTTCAGCCGTAAGGACACCTCCGAATATGTCTTGGCACCACTGCGGAAGACGGAAATCTGTATTAACCAGGACGACACGCAGCCACATATTGAACTGCTTACCCGGACCAGATTTCTCCGAAAAACGATTCAATAGGATAGCGCCTTCGCCATCGATATAGGCGGCAAGACGAGCCCATTCCAACATTGTTGGTTCATGCTCAGGTCTCGGCTTGGATGTTGCGTAGCGTCCCATAGGTCCTACTTCGAACCGACGGGTGCTTCTTTACCCATCGGGATGCCTTGGTTGCGTCGTTCAAGAAATCGGACAGCGGCACGTTCGGCGCCGGAGCGTTTGGTGCCATCGGGGTTGAAACGGTAGTCACCGGCCGGTGGTGTCGGTGGTGTCACTGGCGTCACTGGCGTCGATCGGGTTGGGTCCGTTGACGTGAACCGGTCGGCGGAATCGTGATGTTCGTCGTAACGGCGGTTCAATACCGGGGACTCCGCTTGGTACGATGTGTCGGCGTTACGCGAGACACCCGACATGGCGTCTTTGGAGGCCTGGGCCTTACGTTCGTCTTCCCATTTGATGCGGTCCTGGCGGGACCACTCCTCGCGTTCGCGGGACTTTTCGATGTCGCCGATCTTGTACTTGTCGCGCCACGCGTTGATCAGGGTCGGGCCGTTCTCGCCGGACGAAGTTTTGATGATATCGTTTTGTTCGTCCAGGGACAAATGTTTGCCGGTCAGTTCGAAGTGACGGCGGGCGATATCGCCCATGACGGCGGCCACTTTGGGGAAAGACTGGAGTTCCGGTTTCAAATCGTTGATCAGGTCGGTGCGGAATTTGGTCAACAATTGGAGGACACGGTCTTCGGAGAGTCCAGCCGGTGGCTGATTGGCGTTGGCTGATGGTGTGACCGGATCGATCGGCGGAATATCCTGGTCAGACAGACCATACGTTAATTTAACCTTCTGGAGACGCGCCTCGGCGGTAGCTGCAGAAATGCGGGCCTTCTCGAAATCGTCCACGACTTGCCGTATGCGAGCGTCCGCGTCATTGAGTTGCTGTTGGTAGGCGGCAACCTTGTCGTTGGCCGTGCGCTCAAGGTTGGCCCTGTCCGTGGCCAACGCCTGAGTGCGCCGGGTGTAGTCATCATGGCGTTCACGTTGACTGATGAAACGGGTAGCCTGGGTTTCGTTGGCCGGGTTCGTCAGCGACTTGGTCAAGTAGGCTGCGTCTTCCGGCGAAAGTCCGAGTTCGTCGATCAAGGATGTTAAGCGGTTCGTGTCGATTGCCATGATGAATATCTCCTTCAGTTCACAGTAAGGTTGTTCGGCGTAGAGTCTACGCGCGAGCCTGTAGTGAGTTGTTGTAAGGGTTTAAAGGTTGAGGTTTCAGAGATCCGGTACATTAGTAAGCTGTCCTTGGCCCAGATGGTTCCGGACCCCCGCCAGCATCGGCAGCGGCCTCGGCTGCAAGTTTTTGCAGGGACGCGCGAACGTCCCGGACACACTTGGCGAGTTTGGGATTGTTCCCGGCAATAGCCATGACCTTCTCTTCAATCTCGCGGATCGCAGAGGTCATATTTTGTTGAGGGGCACCGCCCTGACCGTAGGGACTACCTTGAGATTCGGGAGAAGGTTGATCCGATTCGGCCGGTCCCGCCATTCGGGACAAACCGAGTGACTGGGATTGATCCGGCATTATCGTTTGTGCTTTCCGCCCCTGCCGCCTTTGATACGGTAGCCTGCCATTGGGGACATGATTTTCGTACCGCGGCCGGAACGTTTACCTCGGAGTCCACTGTTCATTCTACGCTGTCGAGCCATAGGTAGTGATTAGTGCTCAGTGAAGAGAATCGAGAGGGGGCTGACCGGAGGTTCGACTTCGATAAGCCCCGATCGTTGTTACCGCTTTTTGCTGCGCTTACGGCCTCGGCGACGACCACGATCTGCAGTCTCGAAAGTTCCGATCATTGAGGTGTCCTTTCTCCGACATTTCTATCGGTACTTGGATTGGGCTGCCGTTACCGTGGGCCGTAAACAGAAAAAGGGGGCCAAGGAAGAATCAGGTAGGCGGACTACCTAACTCTTACCTTGACCCCCTTGGGTGCGAGCTGAACCAGGGAAAGATCAGCAAGCCTCTGGATTGGCGGAAGGCAACAGCAACTTACGAGGGCAAGTTTGGAACTAAAGAATAGGAAGTGTCAAGGGGTTTTAATTCTTTCTTTCCATTCCATCGTGCCGTTGGGAGAACCTTGACTGAAGTTGATCGTTAACGAGCCGGTCATTTTGGTGCCACGAATAACAGTAAGTAAAGTTTCGAGGGCAGACGAATCTTGAGTGAATATCCGGTAGGTCGGTGTCTGTACTAACGCGGTAAGGTCAACGTCGGCGTCGGCGAGACGTCGGTTTTCTCCTACGGCGTGCGCCAGACTGGTGATGTTTCTTGAGTACTCCGGAGGCTTGTGCGATGGCAGAGCTTTCACTGGCACCTCGTTCCAATGCACTGTTTGCTATATGCGCCCATTGTCTACGCTGCTTCGCCGTTCGGGCTCTGTGGGTTTTTTTGTACGAAGACTTCTCCGTCCAAGGCATAGGATCTCCTACTCAGATCAGACAGTCGATCTCGGAGTTTATGTTGGTAGCTACGAACAACATCGGGCAATTCACGCAGTGGTACCCCCACCGGGTTAGTTCGGTCACGATGCTCGATCGTGATCCTGAATTCATGAAGTATTTCAGCGTGCGGACGTTTTACTGTCAAGTAGGGCATCAACATCTCAGCAACCTCGATTGCCTTTGTATTAGATATAGTCCATACAAAGCCGGGGCGTTCTATTTCCTTTCTTACTTTTCTAGCCACTGGACGTACAGTACTACCAAACATTGATTGGATCTTGAGCAGAGGCTCAGGGATCGTGTTATAGGCATGTGCCCTGATAAGAAGGCGATTTCTCCTCGGGTCGCGTACTATGGCGAATGTTCCCTCCCCGTCCACAAAACCAGCGGCCCATGCTAAATCAAGTTGTCTTTGACGGCGACGTTTCGGGGAATTTGCCTTTCGGGTGAAGCGTTCGGCTGGCATCTAAACTCCTTTTTTGGGAGACACGCTGACGTTCAATGTGATCGAGACGGGCTCGGGCGGCAACCAAGACGTTACGGAGCGGAGTGAAGTCGTCGACGGTTTCGAGGGAGTAAAAGAGGGCGCCGATGTCCGTTAAGAGGTCGCCGATGTCCTGGTTGGATACCGAGCTGTCGACCGAATGTTTCGGTGACTTCTGATAGATGGGCATAGCGTCACTTCGAGGTGGTCACTGTAGACCTCGAACCTCCATCTTTAAGGGCTAATTTGGGACTGGAATTGTTGGAGTTGGGGCGGCCTTGACCACCCTTTTGTTGACCGGCACCCATGGCTTGGGCGAAACGGGCTTCGATTTCTTTCTGGGCCAGCCAGAGTTCAAATTCGGTTTCGTACTCGCGATTGAAGCGTGGGTCGGTGGGGTCCTGGACACGGGGTTTGGGGCCGAAGTCCCGCAGTCCCCACATCCGGGCTTTGGTCCACCAGGAGACAGGGAGTCCGCCCTTTTCGGCCTGCATCAGGGCCAAGCGGCGGGTGATGGAATTCATTTCGTGCAGCGAGTACGGTTCGATCGAGTAGTGGAAATTGGACGAGTGCTGACGGGCCGCTTCGAAATACGAACCGTAGAAGTCCTGGTCGTCTTTCGGGACCATCGAGCCGGGGTTCCAGTCGATGTCGGCGTTGACCAGACCGTCGTCACCGAAGATCTGGAAGCGTTTGCGGGCCGACCACCATTGGAAGCAGAGAGGAATCCACATGTCACCGAGGTCCGTACAGGAGTATTCCATGTTTCGGGACTGGTCCTTGACGATCGGGCCTAACGCGTCGAGGATACGTTCGGTGGTATCACCAGCGGGGATCTGGCGGGCACGCGCTAGTGCGGCAGCGTCGGCGACTCCCATTTGATGGGTGATTTTTTGTTGGTTGGAGTCGATCAATTCCATGGCGTTGTTGGGGACGTTATAGAACTCCACCGGCAACAGTGGGCGGAATTGTTCACCACCCAAAGTGTAGTCTAACCCGACACGTTGATTGGGGATTCGTAAGTTCATCGTTTCGGCCAGCGACCGGGCCATGGTGTTGCGGTCGTAACCCGTTGGTGGTGACAACCGGACGTTCATGGCGTCGACGATGGCGCGGAGGATTTCGATGTTGGCTTTTTCGAGAAGCATCCCAGACTTGGGTAGTGGGAACCCGAGAAACAACCAGGGCCAGTCGTCCGCTCGAAATTGGACGATCGGGACCTTGCCGTGCCAACCCTTATTCACTTGGCGCACCGGATCTGGAGTAAGTATCGCGTCGTCCGTGACGATCATCAGACGGCGGTAGGGGTAGAAGAGACAATCGTCGGGCTCGGCTTGACGGTAATGTTTCTTGCCGTGGGCGTCACGGCCGATCAGGATCATGTCGCCAACGGAGGGGACAAGGTAAGACCAGGAGGTGCCAGGGTCACCCATCAAGACGGATTTGCCGGAGTAATTGACGGTGCGGTCGTCGATGAAAATATAGTACAAGTCGACGTCGGCCCACGCGACGGGCTCGTGTTCTTGCATGGAGCCGGGGCCAAAACGTTTCAAGACGGCCGAGGCGAACTTGACGGATTGGGCCATCACGGTACCATGAGATTTGAGTGCGTCACGGGTGGGATGGATGTAGTCGGCCATGTCCGGAAACATCCGGATGACTTTGTGGTAAGGCGTCGGGACTCGGAGGGTAATGGCGTACGCTTGCTGGATGTTGTGGTCGTGGGGCAGACCCAGCGGTAGAACATCGTTGGGGCCATGGGCGGACAGGCAGATTTCGCCACGGCGAATACCGTAGTAATCGGAATCGTAGCCGATGGAGACGTAGCCGGTACCGCAGGACGTCGCGTATTGCCAGCCTTTACGAATGACCCGGTCGGCAAACGTCTTGCCGTACCAGTAGGTGTAACTGTTGTTGAGGACGGGGGTTTGTTCGCGAAAGTACTGGGACTCGGTTTTGATGGCGGGGACAATGTTGAGATTAGTCTGAGCAGCGTTCAGTTCGCGCAAGTTGCGGGTAACAAGGTCGGTCTTGGCGTTGGATAACGAAGCGTTGGTCGACTTGGCGAAGTCCCCGTTAATCAGGTCCAACCCGTCTTGAATGTAGGGAAAGGCCGGTTGCAATTTCAAGTATGCCTTGGCGGCTTGAATGGCCTCGCGGGACCACGCGAATTGAGAGTCGCCATCGATAGGGGCGCCGGTTTTGGGGTCAAACGGGCGAGGGGCAAGATAGTAGTTCTGGGTGTTGGAGCGTTGGCCGTCTGTACGCATAGCTATAGTTATAGTTAGAGACAGTACGCCCGGCTACTTACGCAAAGCAACTATCAAGTTCACAATGACCAGCACGACCGCCATACCGCCGGTGGTGCGCCAGATCCATTTTTCGAGACTCGACACTTTACGTTTAAGAGAGTCCAGACACTCGTCCAGATGTTGTTGGTTGGTTTCCAATTTGGTCAGCCTTTCGATGTTTTCTTCGTGTTTCTGCTGAAGGAATTCTTTGAGTTCATCGAACTTATCGACAAGAGTCGCCATTAAGTGTCGTCCTGATCCGTTCCTGGGTGAATCAACGCTTCCTTTCGTTGATCTGTCGGATGCGCTCGGCCAGCGATTCGAGGTCCGGCATCTGTGGCCGTTTCGCTGTACCGGAAACTACCGATTGTTCGGACTCTCGGTGTTCGAGGATACGAGAATGAAAATTGGGTCCAGAGTTCTGACGTACAGATCGTAGAGAAGCGCGTTTGGCATCGGCACGTTTACAGGCGATATCGAACAACTGACGGGCACGGGGAGTAATCGGCGCCCAGCGGGTTCGGGTGATGCCTTTTTCGTCGGTCGACTGGACGTAGTGGCCACCCTTTTCAATCGCGGATTCCATCGCTTGCCGAGTTTGTTCACGGGTCTCCCTACTACGAGTGTCGAAATATTCGTTCTCGATAGACTGTTTTAATTGAGATTCTTCACGTAACGTAGACTCTACGCTGGAGCGGACCCTTTCGTATTGACTGAAAGAAGTAATGGAGACTCGCTTGTATCCTTTGCCGGGGAGTTCATCATCCCGATCACCGGGAATGGAGTATTCGCCGGTCCTGGTATTGAGATGCACCACGATTTCCGGGAATCCAGCACTAACACCTGTCCCGGTTCTAACCATGTAATCTCGGCCGGCTCGTCGGCCGCAAGTTCCGCATTTGCAGGTCTCAGGAAAAGGATACTGTTTAACATCACGGTACCTCGATGTGGTGTGGCCGGACGAACACCGGTAATCAAGAATTGGCATCGGTAATCTCACGAAACGAGAATGCAGGTTTAATATACGCGTCGAAGTACTGTTTGGGCTGTACGGCAGAGTACAGAGTCGACCAGACACGAGAGGGGACGGGTTCACGGGAAACGTAGCGGCGGCCGTTGACGAACTCCAACGTTAGCGTGCCGGACAGTGGGTCGTAGCGGCCGGACTGGAGGTTGGAGGACTGGAATACCTTGAAGTTGGGATCGCTACTCATCGATTGTGCCCATGCGCTCCTGTTGGGATGGAGTATACTTTAAATAGGTCCGCGGTACAGCTTGTTTCTTACCCTCCCGTTTCAATTGAGCTTGGTACTGGTCGGTAGGTTTCATAGCGGCTTGAGGGCGGTTGGGTTCCCACTGGTACAACGAGATGATAATGAACCCGAGAGCCATGATCCGGTCGTCGTGACCTCCGTACGCGGTTTTGAAGGATTGAGACACAGAGTCACTTTCAAGGGATTGCATTTCGGAAACGAGAAACGGCGAGCAGAGTTCAATCTCCAAGTCACGTAACATTTTGGTCAAGTACTCTTGAATGGACTGGCGAAACCATTCGTTGGTGAAGACACCGATTTTATTGTATTGGCTTATATCTAATTTTTTGTTGTCGGGACGTATCCAGGGGTGGAAGTTGGTCCAGCCGTCCATACGCATACCTAACTGAGTGAGGTCGCCTTTGCCTTTACATTCGATGGCGGTACGGCATTGTTTGCGGAAGGCGTCGGTGGATCTTCCAAACGGATCTCCAGTATTGACAGAATACAGGGCAGACAACGCCATGGCGTAGGGTATGAGGTCCAACGCATTAAGTCTGTCGGACGCAAATTCAGCACATTGTCCTGCGACTTGCCAAGGAGAACCTTTCCTAAGTACCTCAAGCACGCTACGATCTTTGCCAATTCCATCACTGGTATCGCCTCCGACTCCGTAGATCTGGCCGGGTTCGGGCCACTCGTAGATGTAGATTTTGTCGAGTCCATCGTCGGTACTGTATCCGTTCCATTTTAGAGGGACGAGTTGGTAGGTTCGGGGGTTCTGGCCCCATTCGTAATCGACGGTGACGATGTCTTTGGTGGTGTCGATTTGACTGGGTCCAAAGAGAATAGTACGGCTGGGCATATCTTCGCAGACCAGACCATACACTCCTTTAGGGACACGGGATTTGGCGTGATCACGGTGGACAACGATCGTCTCCGTCTTAAATATGCTGATATTCGTGGATTGGAACGCTTCGTCGTCCGAACTGGGCATTTCCTGGAAGAATTTGTTCAACCGGTTTTCGTTTTGGGCTTGCTGGCGTTCGACTTCGTAGAACCAGATTTGTTCGATCGGCATCGTCCAGTTCGAACCCATGTACTTACGGAGCAGGTCGTTGGATTGGACGTACGCTTCGGCGGCGCGGGCGTGCTGTTCGGCCCAAGGGACTGGGGTGTAGTCGGAGGGGACAGGGGAGCGATCGAGAAAGCCTTTTTCGGGGTAGACGTAGCCAAGTTTGGCCGACCCGACGAACCAGGGAAGGAAAACGGGGCGTAGACGGGAACGACGGTTGGGCCAACCCGACTTACTGGTTAACCACTTTTTGTGCCACCAGTTGTTCATTCCAAGGGCGGTAGATTCAAGCACCATAAAGACTCGGGCGTCCGGATGGACCGCTCGAAACAGGGATGAGTCAATAAGCTCCTCAGGACCAAGTCCTGAGTACTCGAATTCGCACAGTTCGGATAAATGAATAACAGTTGGTGTGGTACCTCGGGCAATTCCTGAGACCTGTGATCCAGCCTGCAACGTGACAGAAGATCCAGTATCGAACTCGAACCACTCTCCTCCGGACTTCTTGGCGGCGTCACGCGGACCTCCTGTGAAATTAGGCATCAGCCAGTGGGGCTGGAACGAGATTGTGAATTCCATCATGTCGGCCAACTTACCCGTTTTATCCGGAGTAGACGAACCCATGATGGCGTTGATATGACCGTGGAAGAGTAGCCGGTGGAGTTGACGGAGGGAGATTTCGCGACTGACACCAAGTTGGCGTGCCTTGAGCGATTGGAGTTCGATACCGATCCCTTCTAATTCGTTCTCCGCACAGATGTCACCAATGATGACTTGAGAGACCCATGGTACGTAACGAACAGGGCGGTCCGTGCGGTCTTTGATCCAGGCGTAACGGGTGGCCCAGTAGGTGTAGTCGTACCGGCAAACGAACCGTTCGTTGTCGATGAATTCGATTTCGGCGGGGGACAACTGGCGGGTCCAGTTACCGGTTTCATCGTCGTAGAGTTCTTTGAAATGGGTGACCATGCGTTCAGACTCGGGGCGGGTATGGTAGACCGGGAGTTTGATGGGACGGGGGGATTTCCGCGATCGTTCGACGACGCGTTCGATGTTGCGGGTAACTACGGCCGAAGCGTACATACAAGGTTACAAGGTTACGTAGACTCTACGTCTAGGATATCGTCATTGTCGGCCTGTTCCATCTCAAGGACACGCTGACCGGCACCCAGTAATTTAGGAGCGGGGCCGGACCGGCCAACCAGCGAGTTGGTACCTCCAGGCTGTCCGAAGTTGTTTTGAACGTACTTCGACGGCATCGGCATGTCACCCGTTATTTTAAAGAAGGAGTCGCGGTCGTGGCCGTGTTGCGGGCCTGCTTTGGTGGCTTCTCGCGCAAGACGCTGGAGTGCCCGTGGCCGACTCGCTGCTTTCAACAATTGGAACGACACGTTGGTGGTTTCCGAACACCACCACATTACGGACGCAAACAAATCGTTGATGGAGATCTGGGCACGTTCACAGATCTGTTCGGGAGTTACCGAGTTCTGTTCGCGCGGGGTCAGGCCACAGTAAACCTTCAAGTAGGCGGTCATTTCGTCGTTGCCGTCGTCCGCGGCCATCTTGACGTACCGGATGTAGTCTCTCCAGGTAGGTTCCAGACAAGCGAACACTTCTTGAGAAAGAGTACGGTGGAGACCCGTGCGAGAACGGCGGATCGAGTCGATTGCAGGTTTGGCCGATTTGATTTTTCTTTTCACTGCCTACCGTCGCCTCCGGTCATCGATCGGTTCGCCACGCGGTACCTTATTCCAGGGTAGCTCGTCTACCGCTTCGCGACCGAACTCTTTCTCTACGGCACGTTCGTAATCGAATACCGCTCGCATGTGGGCTTCCGACCACGGCACCTTCATGTTGTCGATGGCGAATTGTACCGACGCCGCCTGGGTCCGTTCAACATCTCCGGGTGAGGTTACCGCTAAATCCCGTAAATCAGACGAGCGGCCACGGCCATTAGAACTCCCGTTAGAAGGGCGAGAAGCGCGGCGCGGAGGAATTGTTTCTGGCGCCGGTTCTTCCTCGTCATGGTCAGGACGGTGTCGATCGCGTTTCGGTGGCACATACTTCTCCTTACTGTCTTCTGTGAAGTTTTCGGTAATCTGTTGTTCGTAGAAAATCCACTCGCCTTGGGCAAACGACAGGTCGGATCGATCATGTTGCGGGTTGGAACCTTTCAGCCAGATATGCAGTTCGTGGTTGCGGGTACAGTAGTCAATCACGTTGTCGATAAAGTAGACGTTGCCACCGGACGGGACGGGGTTACGATAAACAATCTTGAGGGTCATTACTTGCGACCTTTGGGTTTCGGGGTGTTACTTGGGGGTGGCGTCCACTTGGGGCGCGTAGCCTTAACGTGCTCGATCGCCGGTTCGGGTTCGGTCGTCGGTGAGCCTTCCATCATCATGGAGACGTCCGGTGCGTTACGGTTTTCCGCAAGGACACGGTCGACGTCGGAGCCACGCTGGACGTTACGTTGGAAGATTTCTCGGGCTTGGGATTCTTCCATGTGGTGGGCCGAGCCGACACGGAAGTCGGATTGAACGGGCGCGACCGAACCACCTCCCGACGAACCGGATTCGGCTATTTTTTGTGCGCCAACGATGGGGCCTTCACTACCGTCCCGTTCCTTAGCTTGTAACGATCCGTAATCCTGATCGACAAACGCGGCGTAGCGGCGCCTACCTACTTGACGCGACGTAATGGACGGTTGGTTGGCCGGTATGGATTCGGCCGGAATAGGGCGCGGAGGTCTGGCGAACCGTTTACCTTCGTCGTCAGGGTCAATATCTTGAGGGACAGTTTCAAGGACACCGGCTTGGCCGCGGATAGCCCGAGGTACTGGTAGAGAGTGTTCGTCACGGACTTGATCGGGAGGGTTGTTGCGGGAATCTACAGTAATGTCGGATTCGTGGTGCCGGACACCGATTTCGGAGTAACCATCTGGTAGAGGGGCGTCGGCGTTCACCGTCAACTGGTGTTGGTAGACCTTGCGGTCGGGCATACCACCGTAGATGTCCAACGAAATTTCGAACCGCAGAACGAGCCGGGTCAGGGCGAAACGCTTTTGAAATTCCGGTACCGTTTGCAGGAAATCGTAGAAACGAGTGTGGAGGATTTCCGACGCTTCCTCACCGTTCAAATCGTCGTATTGAAGAGTTTTAGAGAGGTTGGGGTTCATTCGATTGCAGGTAATCCTCCATTTTAATCTGGTGGAAATCACAGCGGACCAGACCGCAGTCGGATCGGGTCTTGCAGTCACAGTTGCGGAACGTTTCGAGCCAACGCAAGTACTGTTGTAAGCGGCCACCGAACTCTGCGGGCTGATCGGTGTGCTTGATTTTGATACGGATGTGGATCACTTCGTTGTCCGAGCGAACAGCAACCAAGTGGCCGTGCCATGTACGGAATAGGGACGCTTCGGAATCGTCGGGCTGGAACCCAGTAAACGCGATGTTCAACCAGCCACGCTCCAGGACCGGTGACGGCACGGTAACGTCAGTGGTGGTAACGTGCGTACCGTCTACCAATTCAGTGGTGGTAACGTCAGTGTGCCCAAGTTCTCCTTCCGTTATCGGGACCTGTGGTGGTTTATGATTGTGTTGGCCCATTCTAATTCCTTTCAATAGACGTACAGTAGGTTGTCTCGCACATCAAACACTTCACGTGCAGGTGTTGCGAGTGATCCTTTTTCTGTGTCATCACGAAGACGGAGAACGATGTGACTTGACCACAGTCGGGACAGGCGATCAGATCGCAGTCCTTCTTGTCGTAATCGACAGTTGAAACTTTCTTGAGTTTGATCGGACTTTCTGTTGATGGCATAAACTACTCCTCTGGTTCTACCGGTTCATACACTGCCTTGTGGGGGTCGGGTACCTCGACGACCCTGTTACGTATCCAATCCGGTAACATGTCTTCGGTTACGAAAATGATCGACTTGTCGGCAAGGTACCGCTGGTGCTCTTTTAATTCGCGAGTAAGTCCGGCCGCCTCTAACTCTTCCATTAGTTTGTAACGGACTTGCTCGAAGTGTTCGGGCAGGAGTTCGAAGGCCCGTTTCAAGCAACCAACCGCCTCGGCGTGGCGGTTCAAGGCGGATAGAGATTGTCCCTTACAGAGCCACGACAGACCGTCATCCGGTAAAATACCGACCGCACGGTTCGACGAACGGACCGAATGCTGGAACTCACCCAGGCAGAATTGGACGGTGGCGAGGTTGCGCCAACCGTCACATTCGGCGGGCCAACGTCTCGTTACTTCAAGTAGGATATCCCTCGCTTCGGCCAGTTTATCGGGGTCGGCGACCTGACCCGAACCGACCTTGGCCGCCGCTAAGTTAATAAGCAGGGTGCGACAATCACTGAAACCCGTTTTAAGAGTAGAGTAGATACGCTCCACTTCCAAGTGTTGGCCCATCTGGTTCAGTTGGTAGAAGTAGTTCGACATCACCCCAGGGTCGGGTGAGTCTGTAGTAGCCTTACGCCAGAAACGTTCCGAATTCGTGAAGAGTCCATTTCTGTAGAGAGTGCGGCAGGCAAAGAAAATCACCGTAGGTAGTAATACGTAGAGCGAGTGGGTCTGGCCCAAGTACGTGATCAGTAAGGCCATGCCAGCCGTCGCGAGGTAAGCACGATACTCTAGAACGATCTGCGGTACCGGACACCACGAATAAACGACGACCGGCGTTACTGTTAAGATTAATGCGAACCGGACAAGTGGGGATAACCAGGGCACTACCAGGAAACCGGCCAGTAAAGCAAGGAAAATCCACGTGATGAAAAGTTCCGGTTCCGTAGACTCTACGTCTGGAACGATCAAGTGCTGATGGATTCCCAGTAATGGACCACATACGTAATACCCTATCAACTGCGCGAGCTTGTGTTTAAACGTCATTACGGTTTGAGCCACAGCGCCCCCACGATTACCGGTAGTAGAACGATCGCTTCTTCTTTCGAGAGTGCGGCCAGTACCGTGAACAGTACCGCGGACACGTACCGATGGTCGAGTACGGTTGCCACCACGCACAGTACGTACATACCACACAAGAGCGATGACCGCCCTGAAATATACGACACAGCCATGGTTGAGAGTGGATGTAACCCGAAGATTAACGTTCCTAAGAACGCCGGTAACGGGTCGAACCAGTGCCGTAGAATATGGTAGAAAACCCATACCGATACAAGGTGGATTGTGATGGAAGTGCGGTGCCAGCCGACCGGCGATATCCCGTAAAGGGACGCATCCATATTGTAGGTCAACCACGTTAACGGCCGCATCTTCACGAACTCCTTCAACGAGTGACTACGGAACCATTGACCAAACCGTTGGAAAGGACTGGGGTACCCCTGTTTCAGGTATTGGTGGGGTTCGGCGGCCCATACCGCCAGATCATCGAACAGGAACGGGCCGTGCTCGACTCGCCGGTAAATAAGGTAGACGATCGTCACAGCGAGTAGTTCGTAAACGATGTCAGTTTTCAGTAGAAACAACAGTGCCTCCATAACTACCCATAACCCGACCGTACAAACCAGCAGCCATTCGAGATAGATAAGCAAACGGATAACGTACAGGTGCCGGAAACTGCGACCAGAATCGATCGGACCTTGCTGCAAGTTCACACTCATAACTGCGCCTCGCGAAAGTGGGGTTCTGCCCGATCAACGGTATCGATGTTCTGACGTCTTTCAGTAGGTAGGCGACCTGCTCAAAATGTTTCGGTAAGTTGCGGCCCAGCGTCTGGCCGAGTCCCAGCGGGTTGTACCGGTACACCGCCAGTTCGAACGGAATATACCCAATCATACAGTGCGCCGCCAAGTCCAGCCAAGTCCACCAATCGGAATACTCGCGCAACTTGGGGTCACAGTTGAATTTCATGTACCCGGCCCGTGTCATGACGGTGCCGCCCGGTATGAAATTCTCCCGCAACAGGTCGTAGACGAGCGAGCCAGACGCGGCATGGTTGTAATGTGACCGGTGCTGCCACCGTATACCGGTCTGGTCGGTAATGTAGGAATCACTGTAACAGGCACCGAATATCCGGTTGGTTTCCAGGTACCGTAGTTGGCGTTCCAGTTTCTCCGGTAACCACAAATCGTCGTCGCACAACCACGACCAGTAGTCGCCGGTCGAGCGGTGCAGGGCTCTATCCAGCGAGACTGCAGGGTTACCCGAGTGGTCCATGAAGTAGGTGCGGATTCGTTTGTCGGTGTAGGCGAAATGCAAGACCTCTTTCATGGTGTCGTCGGTCGAGCCGTCATCCAAAACAAGTAATTCCCAGTTCGGCCATGTCTGGAGTTGGACCGACCGGATCGCGTCGATCACCAACTTCGGTCTGTTGTAGGTCGTCAAGAATACGGTTACTTTAAGATTCTTGTCCAACACGGGCGCGAGCCTCCCGACGGTGAGCTTGGTCATTTCGTTTTTGGCGGTACGCTTCGTATTCCAGTCGCGCGTCACGCCGGTCCCGCCACCAGTCGGCAGACAACTCGGCATGCCGTATCTTCAAATGTAGCGGGCATCGCAACTTACCATCGGACGGTTTGCCACAATCCACACAAGAATGTCGGCGAGTCCCTGGTCGTTTGAACTGGATGCCCGCCGACCGTAACGAGTACCGTACCGACGAGTAGGAACATTTCACTCGTCTTCCGCGGAGTAACCGGACAATTTTAGAGATGGAGAAACCAGCAAGGTAGAGTTCGATTGCTTGCTGGCGGGATTGTCCGGTTACGATAGGCGTGGCCACGCGATTACAATTTCTCCTGGATTGAAATCGATTGAAATCATCCGAACAATACTTTAGAATAGTTTTCCATGTCAAAACATTTCTGGTACATGGCTCTGATGTGGTTATCGCTGTCGGACCCGTCGGCACTGAAAATGGCCAAGACCTTATGGGGACAGGTTGCCATGATCGGCCAGCGGCGCGATATGACGCAATCGAACTGGACGAAACTGGTGGGGTACATCAGTCCAGGATGTGTGAACGATTTCACCGTCGTTGGTAGTGGGTTCAATACCTGGGACGCTGCGTTCGCCGACGCCCAGTTACACCCGGTGATGGCGGACGGACCCTACCGCGGCCACATTACAGTGACGATCAACGTCGCCGACCCGGTCTCGATATCCACAGTCCAAACCACCATCGATACCAATCCACCATTGACGGTGGCTACGTTTCCGCCGAACCCCCCGACGGTCCAAACCGCCATTAAATGGGACTTCGACACCTCATTATTGGTAGACGGTACGCATGTATTGTGCGCCCAGGTGGCGAACTCGGCGAATCTCGTAGGGAGGACGTACTCGGGCTATCTATTTTCCACCAATCAGTCCACCGGTCGGGATGGCGGATCGATCGGACTACCGTCGATGGTGCCACCGGATATCGAACTCCCCCCTCAACCGATCGTCCAGAAGTGGTAGTTGATGCCTGTTCTAGTGTGGCTTATCCGTTATCTTGTATCGTTGCGCCAGCGAAAGAAACCCCAAGCGACCCATATTGTGTTCTTGGATACGTCAACCCCGAAACCAGGAGATATTCTGATGTCATTTACACTGCATGAAGGAAACACGATCCGCTTAACCGCCCAAGGTCAGGACGATAACGGTATCAACCGTGACCTCGACATGTCGAAACAACTGGACTGGGCTGCCAGTAGTGAAGGTATTGTCGCGGTCTCGCCGGTAGCGGGTACATTGTTCGCCGACCTGTCGTACGTTGGTGCCGGGACAGTCACGATCACGGCAACCGGCGTCAATCTGGCAGGCACGACGGTGACCGGTACGATCGGCGGTACAACGGTGGCGAAACCGGTACCTCCGGCCACTCACATTGTGGTTACGGCCGGTCCGGAAGTCCCGATACCTTAAAATTACCGTAAAATCCCATAGAAAGGAGGAGCAACTGTATGTTTGATCCGTCAAGTGTCGAGTTTCAACTGGTCTCGTCGATGCTGTTTTCAGGTATGGTCGCCGGAGCGGCAAGTGTGAAGAATCCGGCCAGTATCCGTAAGGCGCTGGCTACGCTGGAAACCATCAAAACCGATATTGCAGCAGCCGAGGCGGTACTCCAATCGAACCTCGGCCCGACACCCTGATCCGCCATCTACTGCCTACGGTTTGGTTTCGACGGTACCGGACGGGGTCTGAACCAACGGCTTGGTCTCCGGCTTGGTCTCCGTCCTGGTGTCGCTCACCACATCCTGTTTAATCAACGCCAGCAACGCGCCGAGCGTCATGGCGGCCTGCGTCTGTGCCCATATAATAAACGTCATGTCGTCGCCGCCCGCATCCGACTTATGGATCAAATGGACACATAAGAGGACGGTCGCGACGAACAGGCCGGAAAGTAAGAGTTTATCGAAGTGTTTCGACCCCATCAGGGACTTCATTGTTGTGGCTCCCCCCGGTACGCATCATCACCGATAACCGTTCGGCCCTCGCTCCGACTTGAGAGGCCCAGGTCGAATCTAACATCTCCGTTGCAGCGAGGTCGTAATTTCCGGATTCCGCGGCTGCCAGCATATTGTGGAACCCCATCAACCGGGACACGCCCATATTGAAGCACATGTTCGCCAAAACCTGCTGCCTCACACCTGACATATCAGTCCACCAAGGTATCGAGCGGTCCAGGTCCGACTGTACTTGCTGAATATCGTTATCGAGTAAGTACATGGCCTCGTCGTTCGATAGACCTACGTCGGTAAGGTTGCGGCCGACACCTACTGTAACCTTGCCTACAGTGTCGATGTAGGGTTTCAACTTCAAACCCTCGTCGACTATCAATTGAGACTTTAGGGATTCTGTATCTTGTGTGTTCATACCGTGGAATTGTCAGTTATTAAAGGCAAAATGTCAAATTTTCAATAAAAGTTGAAGATAAATTAAAAATTATGAACGTACTTACAAGGTAAGGCCACGGTGTAAACGGACAAGCCCCTGGACAATGGTGACTATAGCGGTAACTACTATAGTGGTAATCACTATAGTACGCACACGAGGCACCGTCAAAAGGTAGGCTCGCTACTGTGAGTACTCACTAACACATACTAACAAGGTAGTACGAACGGGACGTAGACACTACGTTACCGGACAAGTGACAGACAGGTGGCGGACAACCGACTACGGACAAGCGCAGTTCGTTGGGACAAGAATATATATGATTTTACGGTACTGTGGTTGCTAAGGTAAGTGTAAGTCCGTGATATGACGGACGGCACATCAACGGGTTACGAACAATGGTATGGAAAGTTTCCATGGTCGTGCAGGTTGCAGCATGGAAAGATTCCATGGAAACGAAGGAGACAAAAGGCGGAGTTCACTGCATTGGGACTCAAAATCAAACGTTCTCTCTGACAAGAAAGGCGGACAGATGACTTACACGATAGACCACGAGCAAGTAGACAAGATTAGGCAATGGTTCGATACCGGCCGCGGAGTCAAGGTATGGACTAATCTGGAGATAGCATCGGGTGCGAGCAGAGAGGTCTTCACTCCGGCAGACCACGAAACGGCGCCGAGTTGGAGATATGGGGAGCCGAAAGTACTGCAGGTATCGGATATCGAAGTACGGACGTCGACGGTTCTGCAGTCGTTTCGCGGGAGATTCAAGGCGATGTATTGGGGACCGTGGGTACAAGACGCTACAGAGAAGAAAGCCCAGCGTCTCTGCAAGTATTGGAATGTGCCAGAGGATAGCTGGCGATGGGAACCAATCGGTGACGGATTGGTAATGGTTGAGATTCTAAAGAGTGAGGTCGCACCATTATGAAGACAGTAAACATTTACCAGAAACAGTTAGAAGTACTTGCCGGTAGGTCAAGCAAAAAGGTAGCAAACAACACTTGGTTGCAGGTACGGCCAAACGAAGGAGAGAACGGGGTTATCGCGCTGAAATACCACGATACGGACGTCGTGACGTACAACAGTAACGGATTGGTGGTAATGGATACTGGCGGTTGGAGGACCAGCACAACGAAATTACGGTTTAACGAGTCCTACGCGAAATTGCCTGTGTCGGTGTGGGCGAATAAGGGAGTTTGGTTTGTCTCGATGGCCAATGACTTCGTCGAGCCTAGGCAAAGACGGTTTAGTTGCTACTCGTGTCCTCACCATTGGACAGCAGACGCGACACTCTCCGAGATTACGAATAACCTGTCAGGGGAGAAATCGGAGTTTTGCCCCAAGTGCGGCAAGAAATACGGCTACGCGTCAAGTTACTTGTGTCACGAGTACGCGTTTGAAGACGGGTTCTCGTTCGTCGAAAAGGACGGCAATTACTTGGTGGATATGTCGACGGTCGGCGAGGACCCGAAGAAGAGCCGCAAGCTACGCAAGAAAGTGCAGACCTATGCCGCGGGATTTATCAGCGCATTGTTTGCCGGTAAAGTTGGTCCGCCTAGTGCCGGAGACTGTTTCTACTGTCAAATGAGAACAGTAGACGGTAACGTCCCGCTGGGCGAGCAAGTCAAGGATAGGTCGCACATCGAAGGGCATATCGCGGAAAAGTACTACGTACCGTCACTACTGGTAAGAGCCACCGAAGTAATGCCGTGCAGTCAGGCAATGAAATGGGCGATCGGTGAACAGTGGCAAGCGCCAAAATCGGACGGGCAAAAGGTAATGGATAAGATTGATAGTGGATGGTCTCAGCATGACTTTATCAGGGTGGAGTTGGTGAAAATGGTCCAACGGTACGTGTTGAGACAGTTAGGGGAGGTGAGCTAACCATGCGCCAAAAATGTACAGAGTGCAGAGAGTTTTCGATTCCTGGTCTGTATCGTTACCTACAGGAGGCAGAATGACACCGGAATACATCTTAAGATGTTCACTCGGCCGCATGGAACGGGAATGGACAATCGAAGCATGGAGGAATCCGGACAGACGCTGGTCACAACCGGCTAACATGCGACGATCGGCCGATCTTGAAATTGCAAATCTAGGATGGTCTCACGAATACGCAGAACCAGGATACACTCAGCCGACATCGAAGGGCATTCTGTTTGCAAATTGGAATTACTTTCCACAAGCAGCACTAGACCTGCTCGAGCGCAAAGGGTTCTCAATCGAATGGTCTGACGAATGGACGAACTGTTCAGATTGCAATCGCGCGCTTAGGACTTCGGCCGATTCGTTCTGCTGGGAACCAGCATACGAGGAAACAAACGGAGCGCTGTTGTGCTTCGACTGTTCAGGCAAAACAGACCGCGATAAGACACGCGCCAAGCACGAAGAAATTGTTAGCTGTCCCGGAAAGTTCGAAGGCGAATCTGCGTTTGTGTCCTACTTCTGGGAACAGAGTTTAGATGGCCTTTTTTCGCACATCGATTTTGCGGACGAGTCTCTCGACTATTGCGAGATCTCAGAAGACGATGCGCGAATCTTCCCCGACCTAAAAGACGACATCGGTAAATTCATCGTGCTCGGCGAATCTGAACAAGGTTTCGTTCGCGGACGCATCGTAGACGCGGACCAGATTGCCAGATGGGAGCATGAAGCATAGGAGCGGTTTTAAATGATCTGCAACTACTGTGAAGACTTCCATACGGCCGAATGCGTCACAGATGGAAAGTTCGTCTGCTTTGACTGTGCGGCCGACTTGTTAGCCACGGATCCATTTTTAAACTTTCAAAGGATTGGAGAGTAAACAAATGAGCACAATAACTTACGAATGTCCAAAGTGTAAAGAACAGGTTGCAGGACCAGTGAATTACTGCGGCATGCTCAAATGTGTGTGGTGTCATACGGCGTTTGAAGCACCAGAGCAACTATTTCAACCAGAACGGACAGAAAGTAGAAGAGTTATGACAACAGCGAGTCTCAACCTACAACTGCCTGTGGTCTGCACTCGCGGGACCGATAACGTTACGGTACCCAACCGAAAATAGGCCGAAATCGGCCCGTACAACCGATTAGTAGGCCACGCCTACACTGAATAGGTTCCAATGGAATCGAACGCAGTGTAGGCGTTTTTGTTTGCGGAAAGGTCAGGCGGAGAGGAGCAACCAAGGGATGAGAGAAACCAAGTCGGAACACTTGAAGGAGCACAGTACTTGCGCCGTAAGTGGGTGCCGAAACGAGGCTACAATAGTAATGGTTACAGAGCAAGTACAGACCGAAATGTGCCTCGATTGTGTCCTGAACGTAGAGTCTACGGGCGCATAAAAAAGTAATAAGTCATTGGTAGGGGTACCGGGCAACTTTTTCTGACCCGGAGGTCGGATTTGGCCCAAAAACGAGGTGATTCGTAAAGATTTTATGGGTCAAATTTCCGGGTGCAAACTATATAAATTTCCGTCCAATTAACCTTTTTCTCAAAAAGTAGTAGAATATATATATACTCTGATACGGTTTGGAAAGTAGATTTGGTTGGAGGGAAATTTATATAGTTTGGGCGACAAACGGCGGTTTGAATCGACCGGAAATCGGTGAGGTCGAGTCGGCGGTATCCGATTTCGAACAGAAACAGGCCGCCATAACGAAAGGAGAGACGGAATGGGTAAAAAGACGGTCTACGATGTCGGCGCGTCCTGGGGCCATTTAAAGGTGGTTTTTTCCGGCCGTGCCGAACGGTATGTTCCGGGTCCAGGCGGGGGTGAGATGTCGAACGATGAGTTCATCCAGGTCGAGTGTGACTGTGAAGGGAAAATGAAGGGGCCAGGAACGATGAAGATTTGGCTGGACGACTTTCCGGGAAAAAAGAAGGTGCTGGATTGCGGCTGCGGGATATCGAACATGGACGGCGCCACCATTTTAATCAGTGCGACGGTGCCGACAGAGACGAGGGTTGCTTTGAAAGAGTACAGCAGGAAGGAAGGGATTAGTTTTAGCAGGGCGATAGTGGAATTAGTGAGACTTGCGTTGAAAGGAGACAGAGCAAGTGATTCAAATAAGACCAAAAGTAATCGAAGGTAGCCGGGAGGTGTTTCATGTCTGCGGGTACTACGTGCGGAACACCAAGAAACGAAGAGACGTTGTGCAGGCAGATTACTATGTCATGCACCGGTCGACCGGAGAAGCGATCAAGGCTGTGTTGGAGAACAATCACATGGATTTGACGTTCAGGCACGAGATTGCACGGCAAATTGTGAAACACGAAACAGAAGATTAGAACGGAGGATTGAAATGGCGGACATTATTCGAGTGATCCGGATTGTAGAGATTGTCGGTGAACGGTCGAGAGTCGAGAAGCAAGTTGAAAGGAGTCTGCACGGAACGAGGCGGATCAGTGATCAGTTGGCGATACATGCGGAGACGCTAGGGGTGGTGCCGGAGTCGGCGATGTCGGACAGTAACGGAGAGTTGCTGGAAAAGATTGCCGAAGTACTGACTGACTATAAAGAGGGGTCTTACGTGACAGTGGTCGACGACATCAAAAGCCTGATGCGGAGTTGGAAGGGATGGGAGGGACATGATGCCTAAACTGGGGTTTGCAAATATTGGCGGAAACGATGAACCAGTACCAGAAGTCGGTGGGGCTGTCGGTACCGACGAACAACAGACAATCTGGAAGGTCGGTTGCAATCCGGATGGGCCGCACATGATTGTCAATGCCGTGGCAGGGTCAGGTAAGACGTTTACCGGGGTGGAACTCTGTAAACGGTTACCGGCGACAAGTAAGGTCGGGTTCGTCGCGTTTAATAAGCATATCGCCACTGAATTGAAGTCGAAATTGCAGGGTCACTCGAACGTCCAGGCCATGACTTACCATTCGCTTGGGTTGCAAGCCATCAAAAGTAAGCTGGGGTTTGTCGACGTGGATCAGTACCGGCTGGATGGAATTTTAGACAAGTGGAGCTGGCCCAAAGATTGGGAAGATTCCAAAATACGGTACGTGGGCGCCCGGACGCGCCGGATGGTGTCGGTTGCCAAACAGTACGGTGCATGGTCGCGTGAGGAGTTGGAACGGCTGGTCGACCATCACGATATTGATTTGAACGGGATTGAGGAGGATGTGCTGACGCTGGTACCGGCCGTATTGAAGAAGTGTCTGGAGTTTGGGAAAAGAAAGACGGTCGATTTTGACGACATGGTCTGGTTGCCGAAGGAATTGAAATTGAAGATGGCCGGGTTTGACGTGCTGTTGATCGATGAGGCACAGGACACCAATTTGAGTCAACAGTGGTTGGCGTTGAACAGTGCCAAGCGGTTGGTCGTGATCGGTGACCCGCACCAAGCGATTTACGGGTTCCGCGGTTCTGATAGTAGGTCGATGGCACGGTTGAAAGAAGAGTTGGGCAAGTCCGATCGTGGCGTCATTGAACTGGGGTTGAGCTTCACTCGGCGGTGTCCCAAGTTACACGTCAAGATGGCACAGAAGATTGTGCCTCAGATTCAAGCGTTACCGGAAGCGCCGGAAGGTGTGGTGAGGGTAGAGTCTACCGAACAGGCGCTAGAAGGGATGAGGGCGGGCGACTTGGTGATTTGTCGGGTCAATGCGCCGTTACTGGAGACGGCGTACTCGTTACTGAAGATGGGTAAAAGGGCAGTGGTCAGAGGCGGGGATATCGGCGAGGGGTTGAAACGGTTGATTGAACAGGCGTGTAAGAGGGTCGCAATGACAGATAGTAAGCAACAGTACTTGGCGGAGATGTTGACCGCGGCCGAAATGATTACCAGTGAACAGGTACAGAAGCTGGAGAAAAAGGGTAAGAGCGAAAACAAGATTGCGTCCGCACAAGACAGGTTGAGTTGTCTTGAAGTGCTGGCGCTCGATCACACGTCGGTGGATCAGTTGCTGATTACCATTAACAAGTTGTTCAGCGACTTTGATGACGATGGTAAGCCCGTACAAGCGATCGTACTGGGGACTGTTCATAGAACAAAGGGTTTGGAAGGGTACCGGGTGTACGTACTGGAACCGGCGAAAATTCCCCATCCCATGGCGAAGAAGGAATGGGAACGGGAGCAGGAATTGAATTTGGCTTACGTTGCCTGTACTAGATCGAAATGGGGCGAGGTTACCGAAACAGGGATTGGGTTCACTGGTAACAAGAAAACCTACAGCGGCGAGTTGATATTTGTCGGTGGCGAGTGTCCACGATGTTACGGGAAACTACACCATCACCGATAAGTACCTCCGGGAGACTAGACCTAAACGCGCATGGATTGGGGACGATACCCGACCGTGGAATATTTCGGAGATAACCAAATGAAAACGATTTACAAATATCCGGTCCATATCCAATCCGGTCAATTCATTTCCCTACCTCAAGGTGCGGAAATCCTCGATATCCAAAAACAACACCAATCGTGGCAACTGTGGGCAATGGTGGAAACCGATCAAACCACGTTCTGCACCTATAAGGTTAGCGTGGTTCCAACCGGTATAGAATTGACCAACGAACATCGGGTCGAACATCGGGATTATGTTTGCACCCGGTTAGATGGTCCCATGGTTTGGCACTGGTTCATTACGAGGGTCAAGTAAATGGGTCAAGTAAATGGGTCAAGTAAATGGGTTGGGCATACGAATCCACATCTACCGTTGTAGAGACTTGAGAACCATGATTTACATTGTGGATGGGCATGACGGGGGCGGTGATGTCGCTGGATGAAGTGGTGGACGGTATCGACCGGCGAGCACCGCTACTCGAAGACTGACGAGGTAGGACGAGGTAGGACGAGGTAGGACGAGGTAGGACGAGGTAGGACGGAATTGTATTGCCCTACAAAACAGTTCCGTCCTACAATCGCCCGGTATGGTCAAACATGCCAAGAAGAGGGTGGGGTTTCACAATAAACGGGGTGGTCGGAGGAGTAGTAAATGGCCGGACGTTAACTTGACGGTAGTGGCGGAGGAAGTCGGGATATCGCCCAGTCATTTGAGCAATATTATGTCGGGGGTTTGTAAGCCAAGCTGGGAGGTGGGGTTGAAACTGGCTGAGGTGTGGTCACGGGTGGTGAAGCGACAAGTGAAAGCGGAAGATCTGGAACAGGAATTCAAACAATAAGGAGATAGGTTAATGGGCAAAGCAACAGTAGCAACAGAACACAGTCACTCGGGATGGGTGGAGTTGAGACCCAACCAGATTGTAGAGGACCCGGTAACGAACGTCCGGATGTGGTCGGCGTCGGATGACGATTCGGATTCTATTAAAGAGTTGGCCCAATCGATCGTAGCGGTCGGGCAGATCAACCCGATCGAAGTGCGCTGGAAGATCAACAGTGGTGCGACCGACCCCAGTGACGGGCAATACGCGATCGTGACGGGGAGGAGACGGTTGGAAGCGATCCGGTCACTCGGCGACGGGTTTATGGTGAAGGCGACGGTGTTGGAGGTTGACGACAAGAAGGCCCGTCAGCACGCGTTACAAGAGAACGCCAAACGTAAAGATCCGTCGGCGATGGATAACGCGCAAAATATCGCGGAGGTACGGGAGCGTGAAGGGTGGAAGGGCGGCAAGAATACCAGTAAGGTGGCCGAGTACTTTGGAATGAGTGTGGCCTGGGTAACGACCCATGAAAAGTTGCTGGGGTTGGACAAGAGTCAACAGAGTCGGATTCAGAGTAACGGTTGGTCCGCGCAAGCGGCATTTGATCTGATCGGTGTGCAGTACAAAAAACGTGGGGAGGTTCAACAGCGGGCCGAGGAGATCGCGGACAAGGAAGCGAAAGACAAGGGCAAACCCAGAAGAAGGGTAAAGAGCAGGCACGTCCGGCAGGCGGCACAAGAGACCCAGGCGTCAAGTAAGCCGAAACAACGGAAGACCCGTGAGGTGGTGGAGTTCTTCGAACGGTTCGACGTGGACGAGTACGGACGGCCGGACGGTGTGGTTCGGCAGTTTATCGTGTACCTCAATAAGTGGCTGGCCGGTCAAGGTACCGACCGGACATTGACGGAGAAGTTCGACGACATCGCCACGTTTGTACCGAATGGGGTTATCCCGAAGGTTGCCAGAAAACCCGTTAAAAAGGTTGTGAAGCCCAAACCCAAGAAGTAGAGTAGTCGGCACTTTCGTCTGGCATTGGCAACAGGACGGTGGTACAGCACGGAGGGCAGGGCATTGGCGGACAACGGCACAGCGCAGGGACAAGCACGCAAAAAACCCAAAAGTAACAAGGTGAGTTTGAGTCAATCGCCGCTGGCGAGGCCGGAGACGGCCATCCATCAATTGGCGTCAGAGATACAGAAGTATCTGTTTTTGCCGGACCCGACCGCACTGTACGCCACGATGGGGACGGTGGCGGCCAACATGATTTACGGCAATCCCGTGTGGACGATACTGGTCGGGCCGCCGAGTTGCGGGAAAACGGAAATTCTCGAGATGTTCGTGAATTTACCGAACACGAAGGTGGTGTCGGTCATTGAGTCGATTGCGGCGTTACTGTCAGGGAGTAATAAGAGGGATATCGCCAAAGGGGCAACGGGCGGATTGTTGAGGGAAATAGGTTACGAGGGAATGTTGATCATGACCGATATGGCCGGGATGTTACGACTACCATCGGACCCGCTCGGTAAGGTGCTGGCGGCATTTCGGGACATTTATGGTGGACGGTGGGTCCGGCCAATCGGTGGTGAAGGAGGCAGGAATCTGGTGTGGGGACCGTTGCACGCACCTCCGCAAGGTGATGAACGGTACGGCAAGCTGACGTTCTTGGCCGCGGCCACACCGACGATTGACCGGCACCATACCATGAACGCGGAACTGGGCGAGCGGTGGGTCTACTACCGGTATCCGGACGGCGAAGGGGATGGCGAGACACGGTCAGCGTTAAGAAATAAGAACCCGCAAGAAGCAAGGGAGGAAATGAGGGTACTGATTGCGAACTTCTTCCGGGAGTTGCCCATGGATTTCGTCCGGATGGCCGAGAAACGAGACTATACGTTGTACGAAGAGATGCGGATTGCGGCCATGGCCAAATTATGTGTCAGGGTCAGGAGTTTGGTACCCCGTGAAGGGTGGAAACGGGAAGTCGCCGACATGGCGGACAGTGAAAGGCCACAACGATTGGCCACGGTGTTGGGGCAACTGTACCTTGGGTTGGAAGCGATCGGACTGCCGGAGGGTGAACGGTGGTACGTGGTGGGGAAGATGGCCGTGGATTCGTGTCCGCGGTTGAGGTCGGAGGTTATGAAAGTGTTGTGGGGTCAGAAGGGACTGGGGCCGGTTGATCTGGTCGATATTGCGTTGGCGTTACGATTGTATCGGTCACAGCCGGTGGTGACTCGCGCGATCGAGGATTTGGAAATACACGGTATCGTAACGGTTAAGAAGGAGCAGGGCGAGAAAAGTACCGTGGAAATGACCGATGACGCCAGGGATCTGTACGAGAAGGCAGGGTGGAACGGGATTTACGAAAAGGAAGAGGCGGACTCATGACAGATATGTTGGAGGATGTAGAACCGAAAGATTTGGGTATCGGGTTTCCGACGTTCCGGCAGATACAACGTGAAGCGGGTTACCAAGCGATCTACGGTGAGGAACGATTCCAGGGGTTGTGTGCGCCGACCGGGTGCGGCAAGAGCGGGATTGCGGCGTTGGTACAGCGAATGACGGGGTGGCGAACTGCGGTATTAACGGCGACGAAAGGACTGCAGGAACAGTACCTCGCCACGCCGCGTGACTTCGATATCGCGGATATAAGAGGTAAGTCGAACTACGATTGTTACGAGATGAAACGGACCCGGCCCGAGTTGAGGTTGGCCTGTGACGACGGTCAACGGATGGGTTGCTCGTTAAAAGGGAGGGATGGAGGTTGCCACTATGAAGAAGAACGGAATTCTGCGCGTCGGTCCGATTTTGTGGTGACCAACTACGCGTACTGGTTTGCGGTGAACCGGTTCAGGCGGTTCGGGCCGGGGTTAGAACTGGTGGACAAAGAGACGGGGGAAGTGCGGAATCCATTTGAGTGCTTGGTGTTGGATGAAGCGCATGCTGCACCGGACCAACTCTCTAATTTTCTGAATTGTTCCATCAGCGAGAAAGAAATCAACGAGTTGATGGAGATGGCCCGGCCCGAGATCGGTGAGGATGTGGGTGGCTGGGAGATCGGTGAGGATGTGGGTGGCTGGGCGAAGTGGGCTCAAGGTAGGGTTGCGAAAGTCGAGTCGCTACTTGCGGAGCGACAAGCGGACTTGTTGGTGACGAGGGCCAAAGCCGTTAGTAGGGACATCGAGATCGTAAGGAAGTTGGAGAAGCTGGTCGAGAAGTTAGGAATGATGTCGACGATGGTCGACAAAGAGTGGGTCTGTGAGTACAAGGAAGGGACACGATGGGGAAGAGTATGGGAGTTCGATGCGGTATGGCCGGGACGGTACGCCGAGCAGTTCTTGTTTCGAGGCATTCCGCGTGTGGTGCTGTTATCAGCTACGCTGCGCCCCAAAACTCTCGGATTGCTTGGCATTCGCAAGGAAGTGTCGAAGTTTACGGAGTGGCTGAAGATATTTCCAGGGCACCGGTGTCCGGTGTATTTTCTGCCACCGACGAAGGAAGGCGGAAAACAGATAAGGATAGATAGGAATACGACCGACGAGGATATGAGGTTGTGGGTCGAACACATCGATCGGATTATTGATATGAGGACAGACAGGAAAGGGTTGATATGTACGGTGAGTTATCAGAGACAGCAATACTTTCTGGCGAATTCGAGGCATCGACGATCGATGCTTGGAAATACTTCAGAGAAGGACTCGGAGTCCAGTTTGGAGGTCTACCGCAGGCACGTAGAGTCTACGTTACCGACCATACTGGTGAGCCCAAGTTTCTCTACAGGATGGGACTTTCCGGGAAAATCGTGCGAGTTCATCGTGATTTGCAAGATCGCGTTTCCGGACGGCAGGTCAAAGGTGATGAAAGCCAGGAAGGAGCGGGATGAAGATTACCCGAATTACATGGCCGCGCTGGACTTGGTTCAAGCGTGCGGAAGGGGTATGCGGTTTGAAGAGGATCAGTGCGAAGTGTTCGTGACGGATGGGCACTGGACATGGTTTGGACGGAAATGCAGCGGGTTTATGCCGATGGGTTTCTTCAATTCGGTAAGGAATTGGAACGGGGCAGGAATGCCGAAACCGCTCGAAAAACTGTGACCGAATTATTTTGTTTGACGAAACAATTCCACCTGTGCCATGATTTCGGACGGGTCATGGGCAGGGTTGGTCGAACCGTCCAAAATCAATAATTTCGAAAGGAAGGCAAGCAATGCCAAAAGTAGGTTACGCAGCGAAAGATTTAGCGCCGGATACCGGGTTCGGGTTTGAACGAGGCAAGGGCGAGGTGGTCGAAGCGAAGACTAAGATTCATCAGTACCCCAAAAGTACAAAAGAGCCCAGCAAGGAACAGTCGGCGCCGTTTATCTGTGTCCAGTTGGGGATCATGCACCTGAACGATGCGTTGGAACGGATTGACGATGAAGTCAAGTACGTGGAATTGGGACTGGGCCGGAAAGGGTTGACGCACTTTTCGGTGGGGGTTGCGAAGAACGCCAAGGACGACAACCCGCAGGATCTGGGCCAAGCGTTGGATACGGAAGGCAACTGTATCTTCCCGCTGGACGGCGAACAGATCCATCCCAAGACTCCGTGGGGAAGATTTGTCAGTGAAGCGGAGTTGAAAGACGCCACGGGCATTTACAAGGGTTTGCAGAAGGCCGGGTTCAAACCCGAGGTGCTGGGCGACGGGTTCATTCCGGATTTGATTGGGATGAAAGCGGAGTTCGGCCACGTCAAGTTAGAGAAGTGGGACGGGTTTACCGGTGAGGGTGACCCGTCGGCGTTCATGGTCAAGCAGATTTTCGTTTACCCCTACGAAAACAAGAGTAAGAAGGCGGCACCGGCAAAAAACGCCAAGGACGAGAAAGCTGTGACGTCCCATGGTGCACCGGCTGGGACTGCCCAAGCCGGTACTCCAACGAACGGTCAAGCCGGTGATTTGATGGCGTTCGCCGTCAAGGCCGCTACTGCTGTGGTGGGTGACGTCAAGGGATCGGATATGGATTTGAAAGCATTCCGCGGCAAGGTCCAGCAGAAACTGTTGAAGTTGGAAATCAAACCGGCGACGATGCACCCGAAGGTACTGGAACTGTTGAAGAGTGCCGACACGACAGCCGAGATCGGCGCCCAGTGCGGTTTCATGGTCGATGAGGACGGAAAGCTGGTTTGGGCGGAATAGACGGTTCGAGGGGGGGTTCGACTCCCCCCATTCCAGTGAATTCGATACAAGAAAGGCGGACTTTCGAAATGTCAGTCTACGAAACCATCGGGATCGCGTGGGTTATTCTTGCCACGGTTAGCTTCACCATCGCGTTCTTTTATCTTGCCATCCAAGGTATCCGGTCGATAACGATTCAAGTGCCACACCGGTTGGTCGACCATATCGTGGAAGAGATTGTTAGAGCGGACAGGACCGTACGGTAAAAACAATGCAAGTGCTTGAACGGCAGGAAATCCGGCTGGTGGAATCCGATTTAATAGCAGTGGAGTCGGAACTCTACCGCAAAGGGTTGCCGGAACCGAAAGTGCGGTCGGCCGGGGTTCATGTCTCGACGATACTGAAGTATATTGCGTTGGCTACAGGTGAGTTACGGTTCACTTGTCCCTACTGTCAAGTCGTGGCGAAGCTGAAGTGCAGTAAATGCGGCCTGCCGTACCAGTGGGGTGCAACTGGAGTCCAGGAGGATTTTGAAGAAGAGTTTCCGTTGCGGATGGCCGTAGGTATGGCATGGGAACTGTGGGCACAGGGGATCTGGCCGGATCTACTGTGGCAGCCGGGGGAAATCGAGAGAGATGGGATTGTCGGGTCACCGGACGGGTTGACATCGGAGTTTTATGTACCGCTGGGTAACGGTGCCGTTCATGATTTCGGTGTGGGTCTACTGGAAGAGTTCAAGTTTACGTGGAAGTCGAGCCGGAACCGGCATGACGCGATACAGGGAGAGTGGCTGTGGATGCGACAGCTCATGTCGTATTGCGCGATGTGGGGACTCAAGTACGCACGGTTACATGTGTTGTGGGCGAACGGCAGTTATGACTGGAAGGGTGGTAATAGCGGGCCTGTCTACAACACCTATTTGATTGGGTTCAGTGGGCAGGAGTTGGAACGGCACTGGTCGATGATGATTTCAAACAAGGAGAAAGCAAATGGCGGATAAGCAACAAATGGATGACGCGGAATTGGACTTACGGTTGGTTTTGATGGAACAGGACGAGGACGAATCGTTTCGAGCACAAGCGGGTTATGATTTCGAACGTGTCACAACCGTTTGGGTCATCCAGGAAAGGATCGTCGCAATCACTCTTGTTGACCATGCCCAAGATCATCAAGATTGACGGGTTCACGAACGTCGCCGATCAACGGAAGGATACCCACCTCGTCATTGCGTGTCATGGGATGGAAGGGTCCGGTAAGACCCGGTTCTTGACGACCATGCCCGGCCCGATGGGCATTATTCCTTGTGATCGCAAGACCCGAGCGACCGTCAAGAAGGAAATTGAGTTATTAGGGAGAAGAGATATTTTCATGCCGCCCGAGGATTTCATCAGGCATGAGAACCCCATGGCGTTGGCGGTGATGGACGAAAAGCGTGCCAAACAGTACTACTCCGATCACGTCGGCAGGATTCAGGACGCCACGTTTAAATTGGTTGCACACCAGGATGTTCGTAGTGTCGCGGTGGATGGCGGCAGCCAGTTGTGGGAAGACATACTGTTCAAACATTACGGGCGCAACCAGCGGATTATGCCCAGAGACCGAGGTCCGGCCAATCAAGACATGATCGATTTTTTGGCAGCAGTGACCGGGAAGCACTTCGCCATCACGTTAAAGAGTGATTACAAGTGGGAAAACGACAAACAAACGAATGTGTTGGAACCCAAGGGGATGAGAAACATGGGTTACCACGTCACGGTGGTGTTACGGATGGCGAACAATAAACGGTATAACCCGCAGGTCGAGCACAGGGATTTCAATTGGCAGTTCTCGGCGACCATTGAGCATTGCCAGTTGGAACCACGGTTACAGATACCTGACGATGACAACGTATTGAAAGACGAGTTCGTTCTATTTCAGTCGTTGGCGGCGATGGTTTTCCCGGACGAGGACCAGGGACAGTTTCAGATGGAGGCCGATTGAACGACTCGATCTACTGCATCGAAACATGGAACGGCGTCACCTACGCGATACCTTGCCGAAGGGACGATGCCGACTCGTCGGTGCCATCAGCTAGACCGTTGCTGATCGCGTCCGACCCCGAAAGCGCCATGTGCTTTATCGATTACGTATTCAAGCGGAATGCGGAGCTGACATACCGAGAGTGGAACCGGGAGTTCCGGGAGGCTGGGTTTGATGTCCCAGAGACGATATTCGGATGATCCTCGTCGATGACCGTATCGGGTCCGTTGAAGTGGTGCCCTACTTGAGGCCTTACGGGTTGAACGTCGAAGTGACCCGGTTACCGATCGGTGACTTTCAGTTTGTCGGTAACGGTCCGGACGGTGACGTCGATGTCGGGATTGAACGGAAGCGGTTGACCGATCTGGTGCAGTGTATCCGCGACAAGCGACTTGCCGGGTTTCAACTGATCGGTGATGACGACAAACCAGGGTTACTGGAAACGTTCGATTACCTGTATTTGGTGGTGGAGGGGGTGTACCGGCCCGGACTCCGCGGAACAACAGAGTACCTACGGGCCGGAGAATGGACCACGTTATGTGCGGGCTCAAGTCCGATCTTGTATTTGGAAGTCGATTCTTTTTTGACGAGTTTGGCGCTGAGAGGTATTACACGGATCGGCGAGCCTGTCCGTGTCGACCGGACAGCGTCCATTCAAGAGACGGGCGCCCACATCGCGACACTGGTGTCGAACTGGACCGGCAAGTTGTGGAAGGAGCACCGGTCACACAGGGACATCTACACCAGGGTTCCGAGGGTCGTGAAAGGTAAGGTGGGGTTCGTCAAGCCGAGAAATGATTTGACGGTCAAAATGATCGCCCAGATCGACGGGTTGCACGAAAAGGCGTGGGAGTGCCGGAAGTATTTCGAATTACCGGAAGATTTCGTAGGAGCGAGTGTTCGTAAGTGGCAACAGGTTGATGGAATAGGCAAGAAAATGGCCGAACGGATCGTAGGGCAGTTGCGGAGGGTCAAGTGAAGAAAGTGATGTTGCTGGTTGCCGGTTTACTGTTGCTGATAGCAACATCCGCCGATGGTTATCGGTCGCCCAGGTCCTGCGACGGAAACCCAGCGAACGACGACACTCACTGCAGGTGTGTGTTGTGGCACGACTTCAAAGAGAGCTTTTGCCGGGACACGTCGAAAATGATGCCAGCGTGTTGTATCGCGACGGAGAAGAAGTCGAAGTTTAGGTTGTGCCGGTGTTGTGGGTATTTGATTGATATTGTCAAGCGGGGCTGGGTTATCTACTCGCATGAGAACGTGGTGGAGTACCAGCAATGATTGAACGGATTGTGAGTGGTGGTCAGACCGGGGTCGATACCGGTGCCCTGCTGGCCGGTTATGCGCTGGATTTACGGACGGGTGGCTGGGCGCCGAAAGACTGGATGACCGAATACGGTGAACAGCCGGAATTCATGCAACTGTTGGGATTGAAAGAATCACCTGCCGGTTACGCTTCAGCCGTGGAGAGGAACGTCAGGGATAGCGACGGGACACTGCTGATCGTGCCGGATGGCCAGGGGTTTACCGGTGGGACCCACACCGCGTTTTGTGTCGCGGAAAGTTTAGAGAAGCCACTGTATGTCTGGAGGTGGATTGGCGGCAGGGCAAGTCTCGATATTTGTTTGGGGTTGTGGGGTTATTTGCACCAGGTGAGGACGTTGAACGTGGTGGGGCCGAGCGAGAGTGGATGGAGGGACGGGACACGGGTTGCGGCAGAGTATCTGTTGCGGGAGTTGGCCGATCAGACGAGGTGGGATGTATGACGTTACGGTGGACGTTACGGTGGATCGTGCACGTGGTACTGATGGCGGCGACGATGACGGGCGCAGACGCAGGCGTTCAATTAAGGAGGGAAAGTAACGTGGGAATGCCGATTAACAATGAGACATTGATAGCGTGTGTCATTTGCGGGCATGACATCATGCTGCACAGGCCCGAGGACGACTGGCCTTGCGATGTCTGTT